GGCCGGACCGGTCTCGAGGCACTGATGCTGCAGGAGGAGCTCCTGCTCTTCGGCGGCAACGGCACCCTCGCGCTCGGCGTGACCCCGACCCCCTCGCTGGTCAGCTCGACCACGGGTGGATCGATCGCGACCGGCACCACGTGGTCGGTCATCTGCGTCGCCCTGACCCTCGCGGGCTATCTGGGCGCAACGATCGCGGGCGGCATCCCGACCTCGATCACGCGGACCAACGCTGACGGCTCGTCCGACACCTACGGTGGCGGCTCGGCCAACAAGTCGGCCTCGGCCACGACCACGATCGCCTCCGGCTCGACCGGCTCGATCGCGGCCACCGTGGCGGCGGTCCGTGGCGCGGTTGCCTACGCATGGTTCTTCGGTGCCGTTGGCTCCGAGCTCCTGACGGCGATCACGACCAGCTGCACTGTCACCATCACCGCTGCCGCGACTGGCACGCAGAACGCCTCGGCGATCACTGCTGACAACTCGCGCAACACTCTGGTGTTCGACGGTCTGTTCACGCAGGCCATGCAGTCGACCAGCAACGCCTACTGGGCGGATCTGGCCGGTGCCACTCTGACGGCCGACGGCGACGCTGGCATCGTGCAGATCGACACTGCGCTGAAGTACATGTGGGACAACTTCCGGCTCACCCCGGACACCATGTGGGTCAACAGCCAGCAGGCGCTGGACATCTCCAAGAAGATCCTGGCCGGGTCGGCGAACGGTGCATTCCGCATCAACGTCAACCAGCAGCAGGGCATGATGGTTGGTGGCGTGATGGCGACCAGCTACCTGAACCGGTTCACCATGACCGGCGCGGCGGCGATCGACATCAAGATCCATCCGAACTGCCCGCCCGGCACGATCCTCATGACCTCGAAGTCGCTCCCCTATCCGGTGAACAACGTCGGGAACATCATGCAGGTTCTCTGCCGCCAGGACTACTACCAGATCGAGTGGCCGCTGCGCAGCCGCCGGTACGAGTACGGCATCTATGCGGACGAGGTGCTCCAGCACTACGCTCCGTTCTCGATGGCCGTCATCACCGGCATCGGCGCGGGCTGATCCAACAGGTGCGAGGCCCCGGCGACGGGGCCTCCACTCTGGTGAGGGCCGGAGCACCCGACCCTCTCCTGAGTGCCAGCCAAGGAGACACATCATGAGCACCAAGCTGAAGGGTCCCGATGGGGCCACACATGTACAGGTCGACGGGATTGACTACGACGTCGGAGAGGACGGTCTCTTCGACATCGACAACGGCGGTCACGTCGAGACCCTCTGCGGGATGGGCTTCCTGACCGAGGAGCAGACCACTGGTGTCTGCGCCGAGCTGCAGGCCCGCTTCCCGCGCGTCATTCACGGAATGGTCCAGTCGGGCATCAACATCTCGACGGTGCACACCGCCGAGGGCCTGCTCGACGTCATCGAGGGACAGCTGCCCAAGACCCCTGAGCAGATCGAGGCCGAGGAGGGCACCATCGTCGGAGAGACCGTGCTCGAGCCGGAGGAGCCTGCCGAGGGCGAGGGCGAGCAGGAGCCCAACCCGGATGTCAACGATCAGGCCGAGGGCGAGCAGACCGATGGTGAGCAGGGCACTGAAGGCGAGGAGAGCGGCGATGAGACCGGCGGCGAGGGCCAGGAGGCCCCGGCGGCGGAGATCCCCGCGCTCGCAGACGTCCCCAAGGACGACATCGGCAACCCGACCTTCAACAAGATGAACCGGGGCGGCATCCACGCATGGCTGGTCGCCAATGGCGGCACCGAGCTGGCGCCGAATGCGGCCAAGGACGACCTCATCACTGAGGCCGAGGCTCGCGCCGACGCACTCATTGCTGCGGCACGGGGCGAGTAACTGAGATGCAGGGCGATCTGACCACTCTCGCAAACGTCAAGGCTTGGCTCGCGCCCGGCTCTGGCACTCTTGCGGACACGAACGACGCCCTGCTCTCGCGCCTCATCTCAGCGGCGAGCGCCTTCGTGCTCAACATCATCAGCCGCGAGATCGTCGTGACGGACTACGACGAGTGGTATGACAGCGGAGGACAGAACTTCCTGAACCTCCGCGAGTGGCCCGTCATCGACGTCTCGCTGGTGCAGTTCGCCTCCATCCAGATCACGGACGAGGCCACCGGCGTCCCCCCGCTCAACGGATGGCGTCTCGATCCTCCGACCCGGCTGATGGTGACCAACTACACCTTCCCGCGCGGGCGCTCGACCGTGAGGGTCCAGTATCGGGCAGGCTACGCCACGATGGGCGAGCCCCACGTGGTGCCGGAGATCCCGACACCAGCAGCTCCCCTGACCGTCACGACCAATGCGTGCTGGCTCTCCGACCTCGGCGTCACCCTCGGTGGCGTGGCGATGACGCGGGTCGATGCGACGCCGGGGGCGGGGGAGTACTCCGTGTCCGACTCGGGCGTGTACACCTTCAACGACGCACAGGCGGAGGCGACCGTCGCCATCTCCTACTCGTCGGTTCCGTACGACCTCGAGCAGGCCGTCATTGAGCTGGTCGGCGAGCGCTACAAGCAGCGCGATCGCATCGGCCTCAACTCCAAGTCCCTGCCGAACGGCGAGACGGTGAGCTTCCTGATCCGCGACATGAGCGAGAACATCCGCAGCGTCGTCTTCTCCTACCGGAGGGTCATCTGATGCTGAACATCGTCCTCGTCGGAGACACTCAGGTCATTGCCGAGATGGATCGGATGCCGCCGAGCGTCCGCGTGATGCTGCGCCAGAAGATCCGCTCCCTCGCTCTCCGCCTGAAGACCAAGATCCAGCGGGACAAGCTGTCGGGTCAGGTGCTGAACGTCGTGACCGGCGCTCTCCGCCGCTCGATCCAGGACCAGATCCACGAGGACGCCACCTCCGTCATCGGCGAGGTCTTCTCGTCGGGCGACGTCAAGTATGCCCGCATCCATGAGCTCGGCGGCAAGACCCGCGCGCACGACATCTATCCGAGGAAGGCCGATGCCCTCTCGTTCATGATGGGCGGACGCCGCGTCTTCGCCAAGGTCGTCCACCATCCCGGCTCGGTGATGCCCGAGCGCTCGTTCATGCGCTCGAGCCTGCGCGAGATGACCCAGACCATCCAGCGCGAGATGAAGGAGGCCGTCATCCAGGGTCTCCTCCGCGCCCAGAGCGGGAGGGCATGATGGACCGCAACGCAATCTACGACGCCCTCTTCGAGATCGGTGCCGGCATCAGCTGGGGCACCCCCTCGGAGACATGGCAGTACACCTCCCAGCGTCTCGACATCTGGACCGAGTGCCCGGCCCAGCCAGCCTTCTATCAGGTCGCCCACGACAACGACTTCCAGCAGGTCTCGGGCATGCCGTACAAGGTCGAGCTGCAGGCGACATGGGTCATCTACCAGAACGCAGCCGCCGACAAGACCGTTCAGGGCAGCCGCCTGAACAACACAATTCTGGACGCCCTGCAGGCGGCGATGGAGCCGCGTCCCGAGGCAGGCATTCCGTACGACAATCGGAACACTCTCGGGGGTCTGGTGTACCACGCCTTCATTGGCGGTCAGAGCTTTCAGGATGGTGGCGATCTGGACGGACAGGGCGTCATGACAGTACCAATCCGCATTCTCGTACCATAGGAGGCAGCATGAGCAAGACCAAGACCCCTGTGGAGGACGCTGGAGCGGCGGAGACCACCGCCGCTACCGCCGCCTCCGACCCCGTTGTCGAGACGCCTGGAGACCTCTCCAGCGCCTCGGACGCCCCGACGCCCGGCCCCGTGCCGGTCGACCCGGTCACCGTCAGCCCTGAGCAGCTGGCGGAGGCCATCTCTGTGGGTGTGCAGAAGTGGCTCGCAGAGCACTGCTTCGGCACTCCCATCTCCCGTGCCACTCCGGCCCTGAACTACCTGCGCGATCGGGCAGCTCCGGACCTGACGGCCAAGATCCTGAAGGAGGTCTTCTAACATGGCTCAGTATTCGTTTGGCACGGGGCAGCTCTTCACGATGCCCGTTGGCGGTGGTGCCCCGCTTCGCGTTGGTGCACTGCAGGATGTCTCGGTCGACTTCTCGTCCGACATCAAGCAGCTGTTCGGTCAGTACCAGTTTCCGCTCGATGTTGCGCGCGGCAAGACGAAGATCGAGGGGAAGGCGGGCACTGGCGAGATCAATGCCACCGCATTCAACAACATCTTCTTCGGCCAGACGCTCTCGACCGGCCAGAAGAAGCAGGTCTTCAACGAGACCGGCACCGTTCCGGCGATGTCCACGTACACGGTCACCGTCACGAATGGCGCCACCTTCTACATGGACCTCGGCGTCTACATCCAGTCAACGGGTGTGCCGCTGACGCAGGTGGCCTCGGCCCCGGCGTCCGGCGAGTACAGCGTCAGTGGTGCTGGCGTGTACACGTTCAACGCGGCTCAGGCCGGTGTGGCGATGTTCTTCAACTATCTCTACACGGACGCGGCTGCCGGCAAGACGATCGAGATCGAGAACCTGCTGATGGGCAACACGCCCAAGTTCCAGATCGTGCTCTCCCAGGAGTACAACAGCAAGTTCCTGACGCTCGTTCTGTACTCCTGCGTCTCCGAGAAGCTGTCCATGCCCCTGAAGCAGGACGACTACCAGATCCCGGAGATCGACTTCCAGGCTCAGGCAAACGACGCAGGCAACATCGGGTTCATCACGATCACCGGCTGACCCACCAACCCCGGCTCCGTCTAGGCGGGGCCGGGTCCACATCCCAACCGCCATTGGAGGAACACAAGTCATGGCAAAGGTCATCATCGGAGGCCAGGAGTACCAGATCGGAGAGCTGAAGTTCAAGTCTCTCAAGGCTGCGTGGCCCTACATCAAGAAGAACCAGGAGCTCGCTCAGGGCGTCCAGGAGGGCCGCGATCCGGACCCGATTGAGTCGATGGAGAACGCCATCGCGATCATCTCCGCCGGTCTCGTGGCGGACCATCCCGAGCTGACCCCCGAAGGCATCGAGGAGCGCATCACGGCGAACGAGTGCAAGGCGCTCGACGTCACCATCGTTGACATCATGGTCGAGTCCGGCTTCATGCAGAGGACGGCGACCGGCGTGGGGGAAGCCGAGCCGGAGGAGGGCGCGGCGGCGAGCCCTTCGACGGAGACTACGACAGACTGATCGCCGAGCTGGTGGCGCGGGGGTGCGGAACTTGGGATGACATCCTGGAGAACTGGACCCTCTCGCGCTACTACGCGATGCAGGACTACTGGCAGGAGGTAGCGCCCCCACTGGATGTCCTGATTGCCGGCTTCATGGGATGGAAGCCCAGGAAGAGACCCGGCAAGAAAAGCGCAGATGCAGGTGACCTCGGCGATCTGCTGAGGATGTTCCCGGGAGGCACTATCCAGTGAGTGATGTGAATGTCAGGTTTGGGGGTGACACACGGGGTCTCGACGCGGCCACTCGTCGCGCCAAGGCTGACATCACGTCTCTCCGCCCGGCGGTCCAGGGCCTGCAGGGAACACTCGGCGGTCTCAAGGACCAGATCTCCTCGTCCTTCAACCTCCCGGACCTCGGTGCCGCGCGGAGTGCGATCGGTGGCCTGACGTCCGGCCTCGGCGGTGTGACCACTGCCGCTGGCACTGCGGCGGCAGCCCTCGGCCTCGTGACCGTGGCGGTCGTGGCCATCGGCGCTGCGGTCGCCGGTCCCCTCCTGGCCTTCGGCGCCAAGATGGGCGACATCGCCGAGAAGACTGACCAGATTGCCAGCAAGCTGGGCATGGCGACCTCCGAGGTCAGCCAGTGGAGCGCCGTCGCGGGCATGGCCGGAATGACCACGGAGCAGTGGTCCTCGGCGATGACCCGTCTGGCCCGCGCTCAGGTGATGGCGGCCAACGGAGGCAAGCAGCAGACGGCAGCCTTCGCCGAGCTGGGCATCACGATCAGCGAGACGACGACCCAGAACGAGCTCATGCTCCAGATGGCCGACAAGTTCTCCAAGATGGAGGACGGCCCGAAGAAGGTCACGCTCGCCATGGCCACCATGGGCCGGGCCGGGGCCGAGCTGATCCCGATCCTCAATCAGGGCCGCGACGCCCTGAAGGAGCAGATGGACCTCGCCGAGAGCTACGGAGCCGTCCTCTCGGACGACCTCGTGGCAGCGGGCCTCCGCGTTGACGACGCGATGGACGAGATGAACCTCGGCATGCAGGGCATCCGCAACACCATGTTCGAGGCTCTCGCGCCCGTGATCGAGGTCGTCGTCGAGGGCCTCAACAACATGATCCGGGCCTTCATCGACAGCTACCGCTCGGGCGGTATTGCCCGTCAGGCCCTCGACCTCGTGGGCGTCGGGCTGAGGGCCATCGTATCTGTCATCGACACAGTCATCGTTGCGTTCTCGCAGATGTACTATGCGGCAATGGCGGCGCTCAACCCCATCATCGGACTGCTTCGGGCGGTCGGGTCCGCCATGGGCGACGCCCTCTCCGGCAACTGGAGCGGGATGTGGGATCGCTTCCAGGGCAACATGGCCAGCACCGCGCGGTCGACCATTGGCTACTACAACGCCATGGGCAATGCCGGCACCGACTGGTGGAACCGCCAGAAGAGGCTCTGGGGAACCGCCGCGCCGAGCTCCCCCCGCTCCCGTCCGACGGGGTCGGGGGACTTCGACATCGAGGGCTTCGGTCCGGGAGGTGGGTCGAGCAGGAGTAGCAGGGGCGGAGCCGAGGCCAAGGCTGCCGCGCGCGAGCGCCTGCAGGCCGCGCTCGAGGAGCTCGAGTTCCGGAAGGACATGGCCCGCGACGACTTCGAGGAGCAGATGCGCCTCGAGGACCAGAAGATCGAGCTCATCAGGCAGGCATACGGCGAGGGCAGCCGGGAGTATGTCAAGGCCCTCCGCGACAGGGAGAAGATGCAGCGCGACCACAATCAGGTCGTGGTGCAGATGGAGAGGCAGCGTCTCCAGCACCAGCTGCAGCTCGACCAGATCTCCGCCGACACGGAGCGCCAGCTCGGCGAGACACGCCTCGCGGAGAAGCGCCAGCGGATCGAGTTCGAGGCCAGCCTCGGCAGGCTCTCCGACCAGGAGAAGCTGGCTGCCCTCGCCGCAGTGGACGAGGAGGAGTACCAGCTCGAGGTTGAGCTCTCGCGGAGGATCTACCAGCTCCGTCTCGGAGAGCTCCAGAGCGAGCTCGCCCTGCAGAACCTCCGCCCGCAGGAGCGCCAGCGTGTCCTCAACGACATCGCAGTTCTCGAGGCGCAGCACAACCAGCAGATGGCGGCGCTCGGTGCGCGGCACAACCAGCAGATGGCCCAGAACGCTCGCGACGCAGCGACTGCCTCGGTCAACGCATGGAAGAGCGTCACCCAGCCGATCACGAGCGCCCTGTCGAGCGCATTCCAGCAGCTCTACAATCGGCAGACCACCTTCAAGCAGGCGATGCTCCAGGTCGCGGACAGCATCATCATGCACTGGGCCCAGAAGGGCATCGAGATGGTGGGCGACTGGGCAGCGAGCCTGCTCGCCAAGAAGGCAATCACGGCGGCGACGACGACCGCAGAGACCGGTCTGGTGGTCGCTGGAGAGGCGGTCAAGACGGCGGCGACCGCTACCGGGGCGGCGACGCGTGTCGGCCTCGAGACGACTGCAGCGGCTGCCACGAAGAGCATCACCATCGGGTCGGTGCTGACGGAGATCGGGGCCAAGGCCGCGAATGCCGCAGCCGGTGCATATGCCGCCATCGCGGCGATCCCGGTCGTCGGCCCGTTCCTGGCCCCGGCCATGGCAGCTGCCGCCTTCGCGGGCGTCATCGCGCTCGGCAAGAGCGTCTTCTCGGCCGAGGGCGGCTGGGACAAGGTTCCGTACGACGGGGCCATGACCGAGCTGCACAAGAACGAGATGGTCCTTCCGGCCAAGTTCGCCAACCCTCTCCGCAAGTCCCTCGCCGGGGGCTGGTCGCCCGGCCCGATGGGCGCGGCGGCGGGCATGGCGGCGGAGGCAGGCGCGGCGACGCGAGGCTCGCTCGTCGACAACAGCAAGAAGAGCGGCGACGTCAACTTCAACTATCAGCCCAGCCACAGCAACATGGGTGCTAGCATGGAGACCCTCCTCAAGGAGGACGGTCGCACCCTGCGCAAGTGGATCAAGAACGAGATGCGGAATGGAGGGCTGAGCTTCCGATGACACTCCGGCTGATCGAGGGCTTTGACTGGCTCCCCACCACGGCGGACAACGCCACCTTCCAGGCCCTCATGGGCCAGTCCCACTACTACTTCGCGTCGAGCATCCTGAGCGACCCGGCGACATGGGACATCAACACGACGACTGCGTTCAGCTACGGCAACTCACTCCGGGTCAACTACACGGACGCCCAGTACGACACGCTCAACCAGCTCTACTATCCCGTCGGCCCGCTCGACGAGGGATACATGGGATATCGCATCCTCGTCCAGCCGGACCACACCGGCTGGCTCGGGATGACGTTCTACGACGCGGTGAGCGGGGGCAACCAGATCAGCATCGTCTGCCGCCCGAACGGAATGATCTATGTCTATCGCGGAGCGCCCTTCTCCGGCACCCTGCTGATCACGTCCGACCCCGGCTCGTTCTACATGGGATCGTGGTTCTACCTCGAGGCATACGTCAAGATCCACGACACGGCTGGCGAGGTCCAGGTCCGGGTGAACACGAAGGTCGTCATCGACCTCATCGCCAGCGACACGAATGCCACCGGACGCCCCTACTTCGACATGGTCGGGATGCGCGGGCGCAACTCCTCCGGCTCGGCCGCATGGGTCGAGAATCAGTACTTCGACGACATGTACTTCTGCGACACTGCGGGCACGGTCAACAATGGCTACCTCGGCAACGTGCGCGTCAAGACGCAGTTCACCACCGCCGACGGCGACAACATCGACTTCCTGATCGGCGGCTCGGCCCCGGCGGCGACCAACTGGCAGTCTGTCCAGAACACCAGCCTCAATCTCACCAAGCTCGTCTACTCACCGACCGTCGGCGACTATGACCTGTACGAGATCGACCCGAACGTCAACGCCCCCTACGTCCACGCCATCCAGGTTCGGACCGGGGCGCGGCAGGACGACGCGACGCAGCGTGTTCTGCACAATCTTCTCAAGACCCCTGCCGGCACACTGATCGAGCCGGGCACGGACTTCTATCTCAACCAGACCGTCTCCGTCCACCGTGACATCATCGAGATCAATCCCGACACGGCGACGTTCTTCACGGGCACTGAGGCCAACGGCACTCAGGCAGGGTTCAAGGTCGATGCCTGATGCCAACCTTCGGATACACCACGGGCACGGGCGGTGCGGTGAACCTCTCCTCCGGGCAGATGGGCAGCCAGTTCACGAACACGACCGGGGGCCGCGTGTACATCACGCAGTTCGACCTGCTGAACGTGACCACCGCCCGCACGGCCACACACCAGTGCGCGGTGTACACGGACGAGGACGGACTTCCGGGCATCCTGATGGGCGTCTCGGACATCCTCTCCTCGGTGGCCGTGGGCACGAACACGTTCGCAGTCTCCGGCGACCCGATCGGCGTGGAGGACGGGCAGACAGTCTGGCTCTTCGTTCGCGCCGCGACCACGCTGAGTGCGTCCGGGGTCGGGGCAACGGACGCCCTGATCAGGGCGTGGACTGCCGGATCCTCTGCCTTCTCGGGAACCTTCATGCTGAGCGGAGGGCTGGCGGACAACATCGTGCCGCTGACCGTGACTGGCAGCGCAACAGACCCCGGTACGAGCAACGTCGAGGTTCCCATGATGGTGCAGGAGGTCGCCTCGCAGGGCGTCCCCAGTGTCCAGGTTCCGCTGATCGTGCAGGAGGCCATGTCCGAGGGCATGCCCACCGTGCAGGTCCCACTCATAACGCAGGACGTCCTGTCGGAGGGGTATCCTAATGTCCAGATCGCCCTCCTCGTCCAGGAGTCTCTCCACCCTGTCCCACCGGAGCTTCCCATGAGCACCATTCCCTTTCCTGGCTTCGGCAACTCCGCCTCGGATCCCGCCGTCCCCGCCGGGGCCTCCCCGTTCAACACGGACCTTCCAGGTCTGGCCTTCTCTGTGCACAAGAGGCCGATGTTCAACACGAACATCAAGGAGGCACCCTCCGGATCCGAGGTCCGCAACGCCCTCGCCCAGTATCCGCGCTGGGAGTTCGAGCTGACCTACGAGTTCCTCGAGGACAGGAGCGGCGCTGACTCCTCGCTCAAGACGATCATGGGCTTCTTCCTCGCTCGGCAGGGCAGCTTCGACAGCTGGCTGTTCAAGGATCCGGACGACTATCTCGTCACCAACGGATACTGCGGCACGACCGATGGAGTCACGACGCAGTTCCCCTTCTGCCGGACCATGGGCGAGTTCCACGAGAAGGTCGGGCAGGTGGACACCGTGAACACCATCACGCTCTATCTCTCGATCGACGAGGCCGGGACCATTCCGGCCACGCCCGGCCCCTACACGATCACTGTCGCGGAGGCAGCGACGTTCGTGGAGGATCTCGGTGTCACCAAGGGCGGCACCCCCCTGACACGGGTCGCGAGCGCCCCGGCGGCGAGCCAGTACTCCGTGAACGAGACCACCGGGGTCTACACATTCAGCGCGACGGACGAGAGCGACGCGGTCGTCATCTCGTATCGCTACGAGATCGATCCCCTCGACTACACAGTCACGCTTCCGAACCTCGTGGTCTTCGACAGTGCCCCTCCGACCGGGACGCTGACGGCGGACTTCCAGTTCTACTTCGCCTGCAGGTTCCTCGAGGACACCCTCGACTTCGAGAAGTTCTACGACAAGCTCTGGAACCTCAACGAGTGTAGCTTCAAGAGTGTCATCCAGTGAGGCCGATCACACCACAGCCGGGCCACACCGAGGCCGAGGTCGAGGCCGCGATGAACTCCGGGCAGTTCGTCTATGCCGACTGCTTCACCTTCATCCCGAAGATCGGCGACCCGCTCCGCTACACGACTGCCCAGCAGGACGTCAGCGTCGTCCCTGTCGGAGACGTCGCCCGCCAGACATACTTCGGCAATCAGGTGCTCATCCGGGGTCTCCGCGTCCACAACAATCTTGGTGTCGAGGTGGACGAGCAGCAGATCGAGATGAGCTATCCGGGCACACAGCTCTATCAGGCGGCGCTGACTTGGCCTCAGGCCCTGCTCCAGGGCCGACTGGACGGGGCGTCGATCCGCCGGGACCGCTACATCGCCGAGGCCTTCGGCAACGACGGGAACGGGGGAACTGTCTGGCTGGGTGGCTTCCCGATGTTCCTCGGTCTGGTGTCCTCGCTCTCGACGGTCGGTCGCCAGTCGGCCACCGTCAACGTCAAGTCCGACCTCGTCCTCCTCAACCGACAGGCCCCGGCCTTCCTCTGGGAGCCGAACTGCAAGAACACGTGGGGCGACCCGGCCTGCGGCATCGTGCAGACCGACTGGGCGGTCGCTGGAGTGCTCGGCGCGTCGCCGACCCGGACCGTGCTCCCGTGGTCGTCCTCCAGCACGGACTACAATCAGGGCAAGATCCACATCGAGAATGGGGACAGCGTCACGCGCGTCCGCACCATCGCTCGGGCGACCGCCACCCATCTCTATCTCGCCTATCCCCTGGACTTCGACCCCATCGCGGGCGCGGCCTTCGTGGCGTTCCCCGGCTGCTCGCGCACGGACGACGCCACCACCGGCTGCCCGAAGTATCACGGCGACCCCGCGTGGCGGAGCAAGTTCAAGGGCTTCCCGTTCACCCCTGTTGCGGAGACCGGAATTTGACGATGGCCGATCAGAGAGCTCTGGTGCGCGACATTGCCAGGAGCTGGGTGGGCACTCCGTACCACCACCGGGGCGCGATCCGTGGCGTCGGGGTCGACTGCGCGCGCATCCTGATCGAGGTCTATGCCGAGGCCGGTCTCATCGAGCGCTTCGATCCGGGCAAGTACACGCGCGACTGGCACCTGCACCGCGACGAGGAGCGGTATCTCCAGACGATTGAGCGCTATGCCGGAAGTCCCCTGCGCGAGGACACCTCGATCCACCTCTGGGACGACGAGGGCTACGCTCCCCCCGCAGGCGACATCCTCGTCTGGAGGGTCGGCAGGACATACAGCCACAGCGCCATTGTCACCGAGTGGCCCTGCGTGGTCCACGCATCCGCGCCCTCGCGCGTGGTCGAGGAGGTCAGCGTCATGAACACTCCTGTCTTCAGGAGGCCCGTTCGCCACTACTCTGTCTGGAGGGATGCGGCATGAGTCTTCTCTTCGGCGGCGGCAGCAAGGTCAAGCCACAGTTCACCGGTCTCGCCATCCAGACCTCCTCGTCTGCGGTCGCGATTGGTCTCTGGTACGGGAAGAACCGAGGCGCTGGCAACATCATCTGGCAGGGCGACTTCCAGTCCCACAAGCAGAAGCAGGGCGGCAAGGGCGGTGGCGGCAAGGGCGCGACCGGCTACACATACTCCGGCTCGTACGAGGTCGGTCTCTGCTGGGGCGAGATCGGCGGCATCACGCGGGTCTGGAAGGACCAGTCGAAGGAGACCGACTACACGGCCCTCGGCTTCTCGCTCTTCACCGGCACCAACCCACAGGCCCCTTGGGGCTACCTCACCACCGCCCACCCGACCGAGGCGCTCGGCTATCCGGACATCGCGTATCTCGCGGTCCAGAACTACGACCTCGGCCAGTCGAACGCATTCCCGCAGCACAGCTTCGAGGTCGAGGCCCTGCTCCAGGGAACGGGCGTCGGCGGCACGGTCACCGATGCAGACCCGGCGCTCGTCATCGAGGACTTCCTCGCCGACCCGACGCACGGGGTCGGCTTCAACACCGCGATCCTCTCCAACCTGATGTCGACGGTCGATGCACCGACGACTGGCGACAGCACCTTCCAGACATACTGCCAGGCAATGGGCTTCGCCTTCTCGCCGTTCCTCTCCAGCCAGCAGCAGGCGAGCGAGATCATCAACCGCTGGGCCGACCTCTTCAACACTGCCATCGTCTGGACAGGCTACGCCCTCAAGTTCCACCCCTACGGTCCGGACACGATCACCGCCAATGGCGTGACCTATCTGCCCGACTTCCCCGTGCGCTACTCGCTCACGGACGACGACTACGTCTACAGCCGGGGCGAGGATCCGATCAAGTTCAATCGGACCGACCCGGCGGACGCCTTCAACTCGTTCTCGATCGTGATCTCCAATCGCGACAACGAGTACAACGATCTGCCTGTTCCGTGGCGCGATCAGGGTCTCATCGACCAGTACGAGCTCAAGAACGCCGACACGCTCGACGCCAAGGAGATCACCGACCCAGAGATGGCGGCCATCATGGTCACCTACATGGGCCAGCGCAAGGCATACATCCGCAACACCTTCGAATTCACGCTGCCCGTCAAGTTCTGCCGGCTCGAGCCGATGGACGTCCTGGAGTGCACGGACGCCGAGCTCGGCACCTTCAACGTCCTCATCCGCGAGATCGACGAGACCGACCAGGACGAGCTGCGGATCGTGGCCGAGGAGTACCCCTCGAGCATCTCGACCAACTCGACCAACACCACCCAGCCGGTGGCCAACACCCCGGTGAACACCGCCGTCAGCCCCGGCCCGGTGAATCCTCCGGTGATCTTCGAGCCGCCCGCGTCCCTCTCGTCCGTGCCTCAGGTCTGGGCGGCGGTGTCCGGCGGCAACGGCACGACATACAACCCGAACTGGGGCGGGTGCTACGTCTGGATCAGCACAGACAACGTGACCTTCAACCAGATCGGCGACATCACGCAGGCCGCGCGTCAGGGCAAGCTGACGTCGACCCTCGCGACATACGGTGGCGCCAACCCCGACACGGTCCACACGCTCCAGCTCGACATGACCATGAGCAACGGAGAGCTGGAGGACGCGGCGAGTGCGGCCGACGCGGCGGCGGGCGTGACTCTGAGCTACGTCGACGGCGAGCTCCTCTCCTACGAGGACGTGACCCTGACCGGGGCCGACCTCTACGATGCGGACAACCTGTATCGCGGCCTGTACGGATCGACCATCGGATCCCACGCGACCGGCACGCAGTTCGCTCGTCTGGACGACGCAGTCTTCAAGTACGACCTCCCTGAGGCGTACATCGGGCAGACGCTCTACCTCAAGTTCCAGTCGTACAACATCTTCGGCGGCGGTGTCGAGGACATCTCCTCCGTCACGGTGTACACCTACACTCCGACCGGCACCGGCTTCGGCACCGGCACGGGAGGCCTCCCCGCCACCCCCACTGGTCTGGGCGGCACGACCGGCACGACATACGCGAAGCTCACCTGGACACAGAACTCCGTCAACGACAACGTGACGGGCTATCAGGTCTGGCGGGCGGTCGGCTCGGCCCAGCCCTTCGGCTCGGCGGTCCTGATCGGGACGACGACGGCTGCCGCCTCCGAGTACACGGACTCTGCGGTGAGCGGGGGGCAGGTGTACACATACTTCCTCGTGGCCGTGAACGCTGTCGGCTCCAGCGCGAACACCGCCGGGGTCGACCTGACACCTGTCTCGGGGACCGCGCCCTATGGCTTCGGCTTCGACAAGGATCTCGGATCGGGCACTCTCGGGGCCGACTTCTGCGAGTTCGCGAGTGGTGTCGCGTGGACCATGCCCGCGTCGCTCCCGGACGCGACCGTCAAGAACACCGGCACGGCTCCGTCTGCACAGACTGACTTCGATCTGCAGGTCAACGGTGTCTCGGTGGGCACGATCCGCTTCGCCGCATCGTCGAACGTCGCGACCTTCATCAAGGCGAGCAGCACGGCTGTCGCCGCAGACCAGACCGCCAAGATCGTCCTGCCCGCGTCCCTGAACGGGATGACCGGGCGGCTCTTTGGCTCGATTGTGGGGTATCGCTGATGGCCGTTGTCTTCATGGATGGCTTCGACATGTACAATGGCGTGCAGGCCGCGATCGGTTTGCAGTCTCGCTGGATCACCAGCCAGACTGGCCAGTACACAACGACCACGACGACACCATTCACGAATGGACAGGCTCTCCGTGTCATCGGAGACGTCCAGTTTAACATCGGCTACTTCTCTCGTGTTCTCCCGTCCACTGTCTCAACATCTTGTGTTGGGTTCCACTTCTACACGACCAGTGTGTCTGGGATGTCGACCAGGAGTAGCTCAGCCGTTGTCTACTTCCGCAATGCTGGTGCGTTCCAGTTCGGCATCCAGCTCCTCTCGACGGGCATTCTTGTCGTCAACACATACAGCGCCGCCGGAACAATCACGGCTGAGATGTTCCGTACAACTGTCCCCATCGCAGCAGCCACGTGGTACCACATGGGTCTGGTGTTCACGATGGGAACAGCCGGGACCGGAAGCATCGAGCTCTTCATCGATGGTGCCTCTGCCGGCTCGGCCACGGGTGTCACGACGGCACGATCGGGCGTGGCTCTGGTCGACGAGATCTACTTCTACAACTCCGCGCTGAGTGGAGGCAGCAACTACTTCGATGATCTCTATGTCACGGACGCGGCCACCTTCCTCGGTATCCGCCGCATCGAGACCCTGCGGCCGACCTCCGACACGGCCCAGAAGCAGTGGACCGCGCTGTCCGGAACAGACAACTACGCGATGGTCGACGAGAGCGTTGTCGACGGAGACACGACCTACGTCGAGACGAGCACCGTCGGCAATCAGGACCTCTACGACATCGCCAATCTCAGCTCCACGCCGGGGACCATCGACGCGGTGCAGATTGTCTCCTTCCCGAGGAGGACCGACGCGACCGCGAGGACACAGTACAACAGCCTCAAGAGCGGAGCGACCAACAGCGACGGGACGGCCTTTGCTCTCTCGGCGACATACAGCCACTATCCGCGCCTCCTCAACCTCAATCCCGACGGCAGCGTCGCGTGGACCGGCGCAGCCGTCGACGCCCTGCAGATCGGGCCCAAGCTGGCGAGCTAGACCATGGCGACACAGGGACCACTCACTTGGTTCGACCTCGCACTCGACAAGATTGCGGACGGGACGATCGACCTCACGACGGACACCTTCAAGGCTGTCCTCCTCGCGTCGACGCAGGCTATCAGCAAGACCTTCGCCGGGGCGTCCACTGATGGGCGCTACGCCGACCTGACCGCCGAGCTGGCGACCGCGAGTGGATACACCGCCGGGGGCGTGGCCCTGACAACGGTCACGCTCACCCGGTCTGGCAGCACGGTAACATGGGACGCCGACGCGTTCGGGTGGACGCTCTCCGGCACGATCACGTTCAAGTACGTCGCCATCTACAGCGACACGGCGACGAACAAGGATCTCCTCTGCTTCTGCGACATGGACACCGGAGGCGGATCCATCAGTGCCCTCACCGGGACACTTCAGTACACGCCGAGCGTCAGCGGCCTTCTCGATTGGAGCGCACCATGAGTCTCATTCTGAACAGGGCCAAGGCCAACACTGCGACCACCGGCACCGGCACGGTCACCCTCGGCTCGACCATCTCTCCGTTCCAGTCCTGGTCCGCCGCCGGGGCGCTCGGCACGACCCGCAAGTACTCCTACCTCATCGAGGACGGCACCGCATGGGAGATCGGCGAGGGCGTCTACGACTCCGGCGCGGGCACGGTCACGCGCGGCCTGATCGCCTCGTCCACTGGCGCTCTCCTCAACCTCTCCGGATCGGCGACGATTGCCTCCGTGGCGAAGGCATCCGACAGCCCTCAGGTCATCGAGAAGAAGGTGTTCGCGGGTGGCGAGACATCGTTCTCGTTCTCGGACATCCCGCAGGACTTCACCTCCCTGCAGCTGGAGGTGTACGGACGCCTGCAGACGGTGGCGGCGGCGACCCCTCTGACGTGGCGCCTCAACGGCAGCTCGAGCGCGATCTACGACTTCCAGCGCCAGTATGCCACGGCAACCACGAACACTGCGAGCAACTCACTGGCGCAGACGTCCTTCAACGATGTGGGAACGCTACCGGGAACCAGCTTCCCGGCGGGTCAGGCCGCTGGCTTCCTGATCGAGCTTCCGGGATACTCCCAGACGTCGTTCCACAAGTCGATACACGCCAGAGCGTACAAGTGGCCGAACTCGACCACGACATACAGCCAGTATGTCATGCACATCACCGGAGGGTGGAGGTCGACGGCTGCCATCACGTCCATCGACTTCCTCACGATCGGCGGATCTGGCGCCATGGTGGCAGGGTCGTATGCCGTTCTTCGCGGGATCCCATAAGCCATGGCGGGCTTCAGCCCAGTCGGATCCTTTCCCGTCGCCTCGGTGCCTGCCGGCTCCGGGGTCGCGACCAACTACACACTCGGCCCGGCGAGCCTCGTCTATGCCGGATACACACTCACGGTCACCATCAGCGTCCCCCCGCCACGGACGTCCTGGATTGGTGCCGAGACACTGCACGATGGCGCGGGCGCTGCCCGTCTGTCGTGGATTGGTGCGGAGACACTGCATGATGGTGCTGGTGCCTCTCGCACATCCTGGATCGGGGTCGAGGTGCTCCGGTCCATTGGTGGAGCCGCCACAGATGACGGCTTCGTTTATCTCATCTGCTAGGAGAATTCGAGTGGGGGACGTATCTGCATGGGTCGGCATCGGGCTGACCGCACTGGCGATGACTGCTGGCTGCATTGCGTATGTGCATGCCCAGATCTCCGCCTCGGACACACGGACCGAGGAGAAGATCAGGGAGCTCCACACACGTGTCAGCGGCAGTCACGGAAAGGCTGAGGACATGGTGGCGGAGGTCAGGAAGGAGCTCACTGAGCACATGACGACGGAGAGGACCGACCGACGCCGAGAGATCGACCGGGTCGAGAAGGTTCTCGAGGGCTTCTCCCATGTCGCGAGTGCGGTAGTCGGCATGGGCAAGTCGATCGAGCACCTCGCCGACAGCCTCAGGGCACATCAGGTCCACACAGACAAGTCGCTGGACGAGGTCAAGCACACCGTCCGAGCCATCGACATGAAGATGCGCGGTATCGGAGAGGGAGCCGACCGATGAGCATGCTCAGGATCTCCGTCACCGACGGCATCAAGCGCGGCTTCCGGGGCGTCCTCCGCGAGGTCGCCAAGCACATGTTCACGGCGGCGGACGGCGAGACCTATGCGGTCGGTCGTCTGCTCGGCGTCATTCTGCTGGTGTTCGGGATCCTGGCACCGTCGGCGGTCGTCGTCCACATGTCGTGGAACAGGACCATCACGATGGACGAGTGGGTGCAGTTCATCAACTCGATGGTGCTCTACATTCCGGCCCTCGCCGGGTCGACCGTGGGGCTGATCACCCTGACCAACCCCACCGAGCCGAAGCCTCCTGTGGAGTCTAAGGCTGTGGCGGCTGAGGAGCCGGCACCGTAGTCTCGCGCTCGCGACGGAGGAGCTCTGCTGACATCTCCTCCGTGCGCCTCCAGCCCTCGCGGCCCCACTCGGGCATGTCGATCGTCATCCACCGCCACAGGGCCTCGGCCCGCTCAGGCCCCACAGCGTCCTCCAGAGCGCTCCGGACGGCGACGGCCCCTACGCCCGCCGGGGGCGCTGGCTCGGCCTGGAGCAGCTGTCGAGCGACCGCTGGAGCGGTCTCAGCGCGCGCCGGGGGCGTAGGCAGCCCCGCCAAGGATGGATCTGAGCTCTGTGTCGTCTGGCAGGCCGCCAGGAGGGACAGTGCCAGGAGTGGTGCCAGTCTTCGGTTCATCTCTCTTCTCCGCTCTGCATGAGGCAAGGCCGAGCCGATACGCGGCATCGCGACTTGCGCTGGTGGTCCTGATCGCAGCCTCGAGCCGCTGGGTCTCTGTCTCGCTCGCAGTCCGGGCCGTCGCCTCGCAGGTGGCGAGCCTCCCCCGCCACTCCGCGACGATGGGGCGGTCTCGCTCGAGCTGGGCCTTGGCCCCGGCTGCTCGAGCATCGTCCAGCTTGCGGGGGAGGGCGTTGGTGAGCTTGGTGAGGCGAGCTCCGATGCCCCACGGGGCATAGTTCTCGTACAGCTCGGCGGCGGCGAAGCCAGCACCGAACGTGGCCACACCGGCGATGACCAGTGCTGCGGTCTTGACACCGGCGAATGGGTTTGCGATCATGGTGGGTCTCCTCTGCCCCACCATACGGTGCATTAGGTCGCATTAAAAGCCAAAGGGGGTTTACATCTTGTGAGGTTGGGCCTATCGAGAGTGAACGCCGAGGAATATCCCAGAGCCAATCCGAGACAGGAGACGCAGCATGACACGCAAGTTCACCCCCTCCATTCAGCAGCAGGCATTCTTCGACTGGGTCGTCGACGGTCGCGGAAGCGCAGTCGTCGAGGCAGTCGCCGGGGCCGGCAAGACCACCACCCTGATCGAGGGTGCCGAGCTGATGAGCGGATCCGCCGCCTTCATGGCCTTCAACAGCAAGATCGCCAAGGAGATCGACAACCGCCTGAAGGATCGCGGCCTCGCAGCCGGTGACTGGCGCACCCGCAAGGAGGGCAAGACCTTCCACTCCGCCGGGCGCTCGGCCCTCCTCAAGGCATTCCCGCAGCTCAAGAGCGTCGAGCCGACCGACAAGAAGGTCATCCGCATCGTCGAGGAGCTGGTCCGGGAGAAGGCTCGCCGCGACCTGGAGGGCCTGGAGCCTGCCGTCGCCAAGATTGTCTCCATGGCCAAGCAGCGCGGCATCGGTGCGCTCTGCCGCATCGACGACCAGCAGGCGTGGGAGGAGATGGTCGAGCACTTCGCCCTCGACGACGCCCTGCCCGAGGGCCAGGAGCACATGGTGCCCCACGTCATCAAGATGGCCCAGATCTGCCTTCGCCGCTCGAACGAGCAGATCGCCGAGTCGTACGACTACGACGACATGATCTACATTCCGCTGCTCCGCAACCTTCGCCTGTGGCAGCACGACTGGGTCGTCATCGACGAGGCCCAGGACACCAACCCGACCCGCCGCGAGATGGCCCGTCGCATGCTCCGCCCCGGCGGTCGCCTCGTCGCGGTGGGCGATCCCCATCAGGCCATCTACGGCTTCACCGGCACCGACAACAACAGCCTCGAGCAGATCGCCGAGGACTTCCGCTGCACCCGTCTGCCGCTGACCGTCACCTACCGCTGCCCGAAGGCGGTGGTCGCCGTGGCTCGCCAGTTCGTCGGCCACATCACGGCCCACGAGACCGCCCCCGACGGAGAGGTGATCGGCTACGACTACGCAGACATCATGGACCACGCCCAGCCGGGCGACGCCATCCTCTGCCGGTTCAACAAGTATCTCGTCTCGCTGGTCTTCCGCTTCATCCGCGCTGGCGTCTCGGCCAAGATCGAGGGTCGCTCCATCGGTCAGGGCCTCGCCAAGCTGGCCGGTCGGTGGAAGTCGATCAAGACGCTGAACGCCCTCGAGGGCAAGCTGGTCGAGTTCACCGAGAAGGAGGTCGCCAAGGCCAAGCTCAAGGACGACGACCGCAAGATCGAGGAGGCCAACGACCGGCTCGAGACGATGATGGTCCTCATCGAGCGCGCCCGCGAGCAGAAGATGTCGACGGTCGCCGAGCTGCAGGACATGATCATGTCGCTCTTCGAGGACGCCGAGAAGATGGGCGACACCAGCCGCATGATCGTGCTCTGCTCCGAGCACCGCTCCAAGGGCCTGGAGTGGGACCGCGTCCACGTGCTCGGCCTGACCGAGGTCCAGCCCGCTCGCTGCAGCCGCGACTGGCAGATGGACCAGGAGATCAACCTCCAGTATGTCGCCGTCACCCGCGCCAAGAAGGTGCTCCACATCGTCTCTGGTCTCCGCAGCGACGACAGGGAGCGCCGCTAAGGGGGCTTTACCCTCGGCCCCTTGGAGGGTATCCATGGGGCTCAGAGGGGTCTGGCAGGCTCCCCAGCCGTGGTACCACCAGCGCGAGGTGGCATGGAGATAATCGGTGAATCCGTCCTGCTGACAGTTTACGAGGTGATCCTCCTCCGCCCTCTCTCGAGCAGGGCGAACTGGATTACCAGCCCCCAAGAGGACAAGGGCTGGGCTCAGCTGGCGAGTAACCAGAGTCAACGCCGAGTGTCTCAGTGCCAGCGTCTCGGCAGCCAGATTCAGCAAACCCTGAAGGGTCGCGGGAGGCCCCGGTCGCAAGGCCGGGGCCTTTCCCGTGGGGCCTAGCCCGCCGGGGCGGGACGCACGGCTCCACAGAGGCCCCTATCGGGTGCCGGTGATGGTCCAGGTGGTCATCGACATCGCCCGCTCGACAATGTCGGTCTCGTAGTCGTATCCCTCGAACACGCGAATGACCCGACGGTGCAGCGAGAGATCCTCCGACTGCTTCTGCTTGACACGGCGAAGCTCCTCGCGCTGGCCGCGAAGCACCATCCTCAGGAGATCCTGACCGTCGGCCCGGCGGCGCTTCTTGCGCAGCCGACGAGTGACCTCCTTGTTGCGGCGGATGCGATCCTCCGTGGTCATGATGCCGGAGACGATCTTCTGCTCCATCTGGCGCATGTTCATCTTGACAGCCGCGACAACGTCAATCGTCGTGACGTCGCCACCCCCGCCCTCCTGTCCGCAGACCACGTTCTGGATGATCTGGCTCAGGATCACCATCATCTTGGTGTCCTCGCTCGGCTCGTCCGCCTGCGGCCCGGCCCGGTCTCCGGTCTGGTCGTACCTCCGCCTCCGCTCGGGATCGGAGAGGGTGTCGTATGCCTGCCGGAGGTGGTCGAACTCGTCCGGGTCTCCGCCCTTGTCGGGGTGGAGCACCTTCGCCCGGCGGCGGTAGGCCCGGCGGATCTCGTCCTGTGTCGCGCTCTCCGAGACGCCGAGGACTGCGTACAGCTCGCGAGCCATCATGTCAGATCACCCAGCTGCGATATCCGTCCTTCAGGACGGCAGTTGCCAGATCGATCTTCTTGCGCAGTGCCTGGACAATCTTCTCCTCGACGGTGCCGGGAACCTGCAGGTCTCCGTACACGCATGGCCAGTGCTGGCCGTCGCGGTGGGTCCGGCTCTCGCTCTGGTCTCGGTGGTCGAGGTTGTGGCTGTTGGAGTAGTAGAGGCTGTTCGGCGTTCTCACGAGGGTGAGGCCCCTGGAGGCTGCCTGCGGGGTGCCCACGAACCAGTCTGCGTATCCGTCCTGGAACCGCCGCTTGGCAATGTCGCGCTGGTCCTGGGGAACGCCTCCGTGGTAGGAGACAACCTTGTCGGCCCCGTATGCCTTGCGGAGGGTCTCCTCGATGCGCTCAATGTCGTCGCGATAGGTCGCCCAGATGATGCCCGACCCGGCCATCTCCTCGGTCGCCTCGAGCATCACCCTCGGCCGATTGCTGTCCAGCCGGTGCGTCCTGCCCATCTCGTCGACCACGTGGCCGCACAGGATCTGGTGGAGCCTCAGCACCTGCGTCAGGGCCAGCGTCGCGGTGACGTAGTCGTCGCCCGAGAGCAGAGCCGTGGCGTTCTCCTTGACCTCGTTGTAGATGCGGCGCTGCTGGTCGGTCAGCTCGACCGTCCGGGGCGGGAGATAGATCTGCTCGGGAAGGTCGAGGCACTCGTCCTTGCGCTTCCGGAAGGTGTGGGGCCTGATGCGCTCGGCCAGCTCGTCGATGTCGCGATAGCCGACGATCTGCTGCACGGCCCGCGTCCCGAACATCTGCTTCTGCAGGATCGCGTATCGCGCGCGGTAGGCATAGAAGCTCGAGCCGAGGGAGCCGGGCACTGCCCAGTTCATCTGGCTGAAGAGGTCCATCGGACCGTTCGGCACCGGCTGGCCGCAGAGAATGCGCCGATAGTTGGCCATGTCGCGCAGGCGATCGACCGCCTTGGTCCGGACAGCTGTCGGGTTCTTGATCGCGGTGCTCTCGTCGATGGAGATCTTGATGCGGCCCCGGTGGCGGCTCACGAACTCGTGGGCAATGTCGAACGCCCGATCGGACGCGCCCAGCGCCTCGATGTTCATGGCGAAGAACTTGAGCGTGGGGTCGGGGGTGAACAGTCTCTCGATCTCGTCCCTGTTGGCGCGCGTCCCCCCGCCCCTCCACGCACCGATCGTGACCTCCTGGCGAAAGTCGTCGGTCCAGTGCTTCGGGATCTCGTCGGTCTCCCAGTTCGTGTACACGCCCTTGGGCGCGAGCATGAGACAGGCAGTGATCTCGCCCTCGCAGTACAGCTCTCCCGTCTCGTCGAGGTCGGTCTTCGTCTTGCCGGTGCCCATCTCCATGAGCCAGCCGAAGCCCGGTCGGCCTCGTGCCTTGTTGAGTCCCTCGATCTGGTGAGCGCGCGGCGGCAGCGCAGGAACATACTTCATGTCTTCTCCTCGGTGGGGTGAGCGGGGAGCATAGCCTCTGCGGGCGCCAGTCGATAGCCCCGGCGGACGGCCCATTGGTTCAGAGTTTACTTGTGCGCCGCCCTCCTATACGCGCGGGCGCGTGAGAGACTATTGAAGATATTACTTTGGGCGCGCTTCTAAAGCTGTTCAATAGTCGTTTCAATACGACATAAACTCCCGTTTACAGAGGCTTTCGCCTCGGTCCTATTGAAGCTATTACTTTTAGACGGATTTAGCACGGCACACCACACGCCGTATCCGCCCCGCGCGTAATAGGGCCGATATTTCAATAGGCTCGTCGTCACGGCCCATTTGCGATGGCAGCCTGCCAGCGTATAGGTGTCACTGACGCCACAGAAGGAGACCCGCCAAGTGTCAATTTTCGAAGAGATGGAGCGCGACGGAGCCGCGTTCAAGCGAGCACCAACGGAGGAGGAGAGCCGCAACATCACGACCCTCGGCCTCGAGCTGGTCGAGATCGATCAGCGCCTCGAGAAGTATGCTCAGGTGGCCAAGGAGCTGGTCGCCCGCAAGCAGGAGCTCCAGATGAGGGTGCTGGTCGACGCGATGGATGCTGTCGGTCAGGACGTCATCGGTCTGGGCGATCAGGGCGTGGACCTGAAGCTCGACGACTACTTCAAGGCGGGCCTGCCCAACCCCGACGCCGACCCGAAGATCTCTCCCGAGGAGCGCGCCCGGCTGGTCGAGCTCAGGGAGCAGGGCATCGCGTTCCTGACCGAGGACGCCCCCGACATTCTCACCACCACCGTCACCGTCACCCTGCCGAAGGGGAGCCTGGAGCAGGCGCGGGAGATCGTGGGGTATCTCACCTCCGAGCAGGGCATGGGCCTCGAGCCGGGGCGCGTGAAGCTCGAGGAGGGTGCCCACTGGGCAACTCTCACGTCGTACGTCAAGGAGCAGGTCCGAGAGCGGAAGAGGTCCGACCTTCCGCTGGAGGCCCTTGGCGCAACAGTCGGTCGCATTGTGAAGATCGTGAAGAGGAAGAAGAGGTAACATGGCAAAAGCACCCACCAACACCGCCGAGACCGCCGAGAACCTGCCCGCAGTGGCAGCAGCAGCCGGTCTGCCTGCCGAGATGATGCAGGACATGATGGCCGACGCCGGCATGGGCGTCAGCGAGGATCCGAACGAGGTCGGCATCCCGTTCCTGTACATTCTGCAGGATCTCTCACCGCAGGTCAAGAAGCGCGACGAGCAGTACATCGAGGGAGCCGAGGTCGGCGACATCTACAACAACGTCACCAAGGAGGTCATCCCTGCCTCCGTCGGCATCGACTGGATCGAGGTCGGCTTCGAGGCCGCTCAGGTCGAGTGGCGCCCCAACCGGGGTGGCTTCGTCGCCAAGCACCCGCACGACACTCCGCTCAAGTCGGAGATCCGCATGGTGCAGGACGGCGACAAGATGGTCCCGACCCTGCCGTCGGGCAACACGCTGACCGAGACCAAGTACCACTACGGTCTCTATCGCCGCTCGGCGACCGCCGACCAGCCTGCCGGCAACTGGGAGCCTGCGGTCATCGGCATGGCATCGACCATGATCAAGAGCAGCCGCGAGCTCGAGGGCATGAAGAAGCGGCTCCGTCTGCCGAACAACGCCATCGCGCCCTCGTTCGCTGTTCACTATCGCTTCCAGACCACGCTGGTCTCGAAGAACAACAACGAGTGGTTCGTCTGGAAGATCACTCAGGGCAGCTGGGTCTCGTCCGACGAGTACCGGGTCGCCCGCGAGCTGGCCACTCAGGTCGCGTCCGGCGCGGTCAAGACTGCACAGCCCGACGGCGGCGAGGCCGCGTCCGGTGACAGCGCACTCGACGAGGAGGTTCTCTAGTCCTCTCCACCGCCATGGAGTGACTGGCAGAACGGGCCGGGGCCTAGCGTCCCGGCCCACTCTTCTCGACGGGGGCAGCTGACAATGATTGAAGAAACAAGACGCCTCATGGCCCTGTTCGATGGCTACGACGGGGCGCACGGCACACACGGGGAGATGGTCCGCAACCCCGACAAGCACGAGAAGCTGGAGATCAAGACCTCGGCCCGCACGGTCCGGGAGATGGTCACCGAGGATCTCTGGCTCGACCATGTCGAGGGTCGCAGGCCGATAGGCATCATCCCCATCCGGGGCGACAACACGTGCGTCTGGGGATGCATTGACGTCGACCGATACGACATCGACCACGGCGCGATCGTGCGCCAGCTCAAGGAGGCCCACCTTCCGCTCATCCTGTGCCGCACCAAGTCGGGCGGTGCCCACCTATTCCTCTTCATGCTCGAGCCTGTGCCCGCCGCCGAGATACAGGCCAAGCTCCGCGACCTCGCAGCCATGCTCGGCTTCGGCGGGTCCGAGATCTTTCCCAAGCAGACCAAGGTCCTGACCGAGAGCGGCGACCTCGGGAACTGGCTGAACATGCCCTACTATCGGGGCGACGAGACCGACCGCTACGCTGTCAACGAGCAGGGCCGGGGCCTGACCCTGCGCCAGTTCCTCGCGCGGGCGGAGGCTGCCCGGCTGACCTCCGACGAGATGGTCTCTCTCCGCGTGGCGGAGAAGGCGGACGACGAGTTCAGGGACGGTCCTCCGTGCCTCCAGCACCTCTCCTCCGTGGGCTTCCCGGAGGGGACGCGCAACAATGGCCTCTTCGGGCTGGGCACCTTCCTCAAGAAGAAGTATCCGGACAAGTGGGACCTCCTGCTCGAGCAGATGAACCAGCGCTACTTCAGCCCCCCGCTCCCCGCAGCCGAGGTCACGCAGATGATCAAGAACCTGCGATCGAAGGACTACAAGTACAAGTGCTCGGACATCCCTCTGGCCAACCACTGCAACGCGGGCCTGTGCAGGACGAGGAAGCACGGTGTCGGCACCAAGGGAACACTCCCCGTCATGGGAAGTCTCGCCGTCCTGAACACCGACCAGCCGATCTGGTTTCTTGACGTGGGCGGGGAGCGGCTGGAGCTGACGACCGACGATCTCCAGCAGCCGTCGCGCTTCCAGAAGAAGTGCATGGAGACCATCCACATGGTCGTCCCGATCCTGAAGAAGGAGACATGGGACCAGATCCTCGCGGGCCTGTACGAGAACCTCACCATCATCGAGGCACCGGGGGATGTGTCTCTCTCGGGCCAGTTCCTCGAGCACCTCGAGACATTCTGCACGGACAGGCAGCAGGCCCAGACCGTGGAGGAGATCGTGCTGGGCAAGGCGTGGCACGACGAGAAGACGGGCCGGGTCCACTTTCGCCTCAGGGACATTCAGGAGTATCTGGAGAAGGTCAAGTTCCGGGACATGACCCGGACGCAGATGACGAACCGAATCAGGGAGATGGGCGGAGGCAACCAGTTCCTGAACGCCAAGGGGAAGGGCGTCAACACGTTCTGGCTCCCCATCGATGTGTTCAGTGTGCAGACGGAGCCTCACGATCTGCCCGAGATCAAGGAGGAGATACTCTAGTGCCATTCGACCACGCAGGCTTCTATGCCGCCATTCGCCCGTTCTTCGGAGGAAAGCTCACGCAGGCTCAGGTCGACATCCTGAACCCAGCCATCGATCGCTGCCTCGCGGAGGGCATCAACCAGCCGGACGCCGTCTCGGGCGCGCACCCGTCCGGTCCCCCGTGGATGCAGAGGGCGGTCGCCGACCTCGGTCTCGCCGAGATCCCCGGAGCGAGGACCGCACCGCGCATTCAGCGGATGCTCAACCTGCTCTCCTATCCGTTCTCGGACGACGAGACCCCGTGGTGCGGCACTGCCATGGCTGCGTGGGTCAAGGAGTCTGGTCTCGTGCCGCCGCCTCAGGGCTACCGGGCCGCGAACTGGATGTCCTGGGGCGAGGCCTGCAGGCCTCAGGTCGGAGCGATCGGGGTCAAGCAGCGCACGGGCGGCAACCACGTGTACATGATCGTCGGCATCACCGCCGACCGGACCCGCTACAAGGCCCTCGGCGCGAATCAGGGCAACCGGGTCTGCATCATCGACATCCTCGTCTCGGACACCAAGGCCCTCCGCTGGCCGACGGGCGTCCCGCAGACCTCGATCCCGCTGCCCACCATGCCGGCAGGCACCCTCTCGACGATGGAGGCATAGATGGCCGACTACACCAAGATCGCTGCTCCGACCGATGAGCAGGAGGCTGCGAACGCTGCCTACACATGGGCAGTGGAGTGCTGGAAGGACTGCCTCAAGAGGCTCGCCGCCGTCAGCATCTGCACCGAGCAGGGCTGGGCCGAGGCCAAGTGGCACTGGGACCGGCTGGAGCGAGCAGTGATGCGCGAGCGTGAGCTCGATGCCAAGGCAAAGGAGGCACGCAATGGCGCTGGAGCGTGAGAGAGGCAAGATCGTCTTCACCTGCGACCACTGCGGAGAGGTGGAGGAGACCGACACCCGTGACTTCAACGAGGCCCGCGAGCACATCCGCGCCGAGGGCTGGCGGACCGAGAAGGTCGGCGACGAGTGGACCCACAGGTGCAGGACATGCTGACACCCCGGCCCCACCACGAGTGGACCGAGGAGGACGGCGACGTTCTCTGGTGGCTCTGGCCAATCGAGGAGGCCCCGTGGGTCGGGTCGCCGCTGGACCTTGGCCGGGTCGTCCGTGCTGATCTCGTGCTCTCCAGATATCTGGAGACCGGACCAAGCACTCATCTGGAGTGGACGATTGGAGGGTGGCCCTTCAGAGAGGAGGATCTTCACCGTGTCTTCTGGACTCGCCTCCCTGACGCAGCACCGCTGGACGTTCTGATCCGCGACCACATTCGAGGCGGACCTGATGAACCCTGAGATCATCCTCGGACCGCCGGGCACCGGCAAGACGACGACTCTGCTCGGCATGGTGGAGGCGGAGCTGGACCGTGGCATCGCCCCGGAGCACATTGGCTTCGTCTCCTTCACCAGGAAGGCGGCGCACGAGGCGAGGGATCGCGCCTGCGAGAAGTTCTCTCTGGACCGCAAGAGGTTCGAGTACTTCCGGACGCTCCACTCCCTGTGCTTCAAGTGCCTCGGAATGACCAACGCCGACGTCTTCGAGGGCGAGGCCATCATGGAGTTCGCCGACTGGATCGGCATCCCGGTCACGCCGAAGCACCGCCGCCGGGGCGGAGACTTCGGCGAGGAGGGCCAGCTGTTCGGCAACGAGCGAGGCGACCGCATCCTCCAGATGGAGAACAAGGCCCGCATCCGCAACATGGACCTCCGCGCCCTGTACGACGAGGACAGCGACGATCTCTCGTGGTGGGAGGTGGAGAGGGTCTCCAGGGGCCTCGCCGAGTTCAAGCGGGCGCGGGGCCTGCACGACTTCACCGACATGCTCGAGCTGTTCGTGGAGCAGGCATGGAAGCCACCGCTCGACGTCCTCTTCGTCGACGAGGCGCAGGATCTCTCCATGCTCCAGTGGAGCGTGGTCCAGAAGCTGGCCAAGGGATGCCGCCGGGTCGTGGTGGCGGGCGACGACGATCAGGCCATCTACAACTGGGCCGGGGCGGCGGTCGACTTCTTCGTCGACATGCCCGGACAGGTCCGCGTTCTCGACAAGAGCTGGCGCGTCCCGACCAGCATCCAGAGGGTCGCCAACAACATCATCGGGCAGGTCCGCCACCGCCGCGACAAGGAGTGGTCGCCGCGCGAGGAGGAGGGCGTCGTCCGCCAGCTGGGCCTCGCCGATGTCGACTGGTCGCAGCCAGACATCCTCGTGCTCGGCCGCAACAGCATGTTCATCGAGGAGGTCCGACGCCAGATCCACCGGGCCGGATACATGTACGAGTTCGGCCAGAAGCGGTCGATCTCCGACAAGCGACGGAGCCAGATCGTCAACTGGGACATGCGCCTCAGGAAGGGCGAGCCGGTCGTCGTGGAGGACGTCCTCCGCATCTACGAGGAGATGTCCTCGGGCGTCGGCGTCAAGCGCGGATACAAGGAGCTGAAGAACTTCCCGAGGGACGCGATGGTCACGATGGCCGATCTGGTCCAGGCCGGGGGCCTGCTCGTGCCGGACCTTCCGTGGTTCGACGCCATGGACAAGATCAAGCCGACCGAGCGAGAGTACATCCGGAGCTGCGTCCGCAAGAAGGAGAAGATGTCCGCGCCTCCCCGCATTCGCCTCAGCACGATCCACGGCTCGAAGGGCGGGGAGGCGCGCGAGGTGGTGCTCCTGACGGACATGGCGCCACGGACCTACAGGGAGATGCTTCGCGATCCGGAGGCCGAGGCTCGCGTGTGGTACGTCGCGACCACTCGGGCCAAGGAGGTGCTGACTGTCGTCAGGCCATCTACTGATAGGCACTTTACCCTCAGGCGATGGTAGGCTAGGGTGCACTTGGGTCCACAATTCCGTGGGGCCAAGCTGCCAGGAGTCGCATCCGCCAATGCCGACCTGTGTTGCCGTGACGTGCTGGGGATGGGGTGACATCTGGGCCTTCGAGGGTCCGGAGGAAGCCCGTCTTCATCCCCTGATCGACACGTGCGACGTGATCATCAACTCTGCCGAGGATGTTGCGAAGAACTGGAACTATCTGTTCCTTCCTCGCATGTGTGCCGAGGTGCTTGGTGACAAGGTTGCGTCCGAGAGAGCAAGAGAGAGAATCAGCACCGCCGAGAGCGATCGCGTGCGCGAGGAGCGCATGCAGGAGCTCAGCCGGGCAGTGTACGATGCCCTCTGTCGCAAGTCAAAGACGCCGCCCTCTGCACACAAGACCATCTGCGAGATGATTGTCAGGGATCGCATCCGGACCGACGAGTGGCACAGACGTGAAAACGCAAGGAGAAGTTCTGTGACTGAAGCCGCAAAGACCACCGCTGCTGCCGCTCCGAAAGAGGAGAAGGCCAAGACCGTCGGCGGTTTCGCCCTGACGGCGAAGATCACCCTCGGCAAGGACAAGGAGGGCAAGGCATACGGGAAGGACAACAACCCGAAGCGCGCTGGCTCGGCGTCCGCCGCCCTGTTCGAGAAGTACAAGGACGGCATGACCGTCGAGCAGGCCGCTGCTGCCGGCCTCACCGCCGCCGCCCTGAAGTGGGACAGCGAGCACGACTTCATCAAGATCGCCTGATCCTGCTGGGGACACTGAGAGGGGTCGGGGCGCGAGCCTCGGCCCCTTTCTCCTGCACGACTTGCAGGCTATGGTGGCCGCTGACACCACAGGAGAAACACCGCCATGCAGCTTCCCGTGACACTCGGCACAGAGACCGAGATGCGCAACACCCGAGAGGTTCTCGGGGTCATCTGCCGAGAGGGCACACTCGACGACTTCGTCGCCAAGGAGATCGCGTCCACCTATGGGTGGATGGACGTCAGGGGACTCCGCGTCCTCGACATCGGAGGCAACATCGGGGCCTATGCCCGCTGGGCGCTGGACCACGGAGCCTCGAGCGTGTGGTCGATCGAGCCTGAGGCCAGCAACTTCGCATGCCTCGGACAGAACACCCGCGTCCAGCTCGGAGAGAATCAGGGCCTGCAGATCATGCAGAGCAGCCGGGCGCTCGTGGCCGCAGAGTCGGGCGTCGGCGAGATCTGGCTCTCGCCCACGGGCAAGAACCCCGGCAACACCAGCTCGGTCAAGTACAGGGGCCGCGTATCACAGGGCGAGATCCCCATGCTGTCCTTCCGCGAGGTGCTGGAGTTCATGCCCGACGTTCTGAAGATCGACGTCGAGGGAGCCGAGTACGACTTCTTCAGCACGGCTCCCCTGCCCGACTGCGTTCGGCAGGTCACGATGGAGATCCACCTGTCGCGGCCCCACTGGCGCACGACCGACGGCCCGGCCATCGCTGCCCGCTTCGCCGACTGGGAGTGCGTCCGTGCGCCGAAGTTCGAGGGCGGACACTGGCAGACCATCGGGGCCTGGAGACGATGAGCTCGCCAGAGGCGTTCTTCGCCTTCGCCCGCGCCCGGCACCAGATCTTCCTCGACCGCAACTCGGGGAAGCCCCGCCCGTGGACCGACGACCCGATCCTCCAGCAGTATCGGTTCACCAATGTCTTCCGCGAGGAGGACCGAACGTCCCTCTGGTTCCGGCACTACGTCCGGTGCTGGCTGTCCAAGATGTCGGAGGAGTGTCAGGTGCTCGGGACGATCCTGTTCCGCACACTCAATCGCACCGAGAGTGGCGAGATCCTCTTCCAGCAGAACGACCTCTTTCGTGGGGAGCCGGTCGGCTGGCGCTACGTCAAGGGGCTGGCCACGATCGAGGAGGTCGAGGCGAACCTTCGCACCGCGATCCCACGGGGACCGTGGGTGACCGGGGCCTACATCGTCAAGACGCCGGACGGAATGGACAAGCTGACCGGGGCGCTGTGGATCGTCGAGGAGGCCCGCAAGCGCCTCCCCGCCCTAGTCGGCGGCCACCCGCTCCAGACGACTCCACGGACGCTCGAGGCCTTCTGGCTGGCGCTCCAGAAGTTCCCCTACATCGGGGGCTTCACCGGCTACGAGATAGTGACCGATCTGCGCCACCTGCCGATCCTGCGGGACGCCCCTGACATCATGTCGTGGGCCAATGCGGGGCCGGGGGCTGTCCGTGGTCTCCATCGCGTCCACGGGCGCGACCACAGGAAGTCCCTCAGTCAGGCACAGGCATGCCGCGAGATGCAGGATCTCCTGTCGATTGCCCGCTCCGACCTCACCGCGTGGCCGGAGCACGGTCGCCTGTGGCCGGAGTGGGAGATGAGAGAGGTCGAGCACACGCTCTGTGAGTTCGACAAGTACGAGCGCGTCCGCCTCGGTGAGGGGACTCCGCGAGGGAGGTTCAGGTGAAGCCAGTTCTGCTCGGCATGAACAATCCGGTCAGCTCCGACCCGGCTCATGCCCTGTATCCGCATCCGCCCTCGTGCACCGGGGCGCGGCTGCTCAAGTTCTCGGGCCTCGAGAAGCGGGTCTATCTCGACACATTCGATCGCCGCAACGTGATCTCTGGTCGGGAGTGGTCCGCCAAGGAGGCGCGGACGCTGGCCCCGGCGCTGCGCGAGGAGCTTCTCGGCCGCACGGTCGTGCTTCTCGGCGCACCCGTCAACAGCATCATACGCGGGGGCACCAAGCACGAGCTGGCGCGGGCCTTCGTCTGGACACCGGACGGGCACGGAGGATGGCATGCCCTCGTCCCGCACCCGTCGGGCCTGAACCACTTCTACAACGAGCCGATGCACCAGCACCTGCTCTCCGTGTTCATGCAGGAGCTGGTCCACTGGTCCCAGACGCAAGAAGGCCCCGCCACTGGGACGGGGCCTCGGCAGGCTGAGCTGCTCCTGTAGAACTATTGCTTGCGGAAGATCTCGGCGGCGAGGCGCTTTGCGGTCTGCTCGCGAGCCTTCATGCGTTCTGCTGTGGGAAACTTGGCACGGATCTTTTCCGCGAGGCGGTGGTGGTAGTCCTTGGTGAACTCCGGACCCATCGCGAGGTAGCGGTCGGCGTCGGCGGCGCTCGTGGCCTTGGCGAGCTCCTGGGCAATCCAGACGTCGGCGTCGAAGACAGACTCAAGCGCGAAAGTCTCGGCATCAACAGCGTTTCCGCGAAACGCCTTCTTGCCGTTGAGGTAGATGGTGACTGATCCGTCGCGGTTGCTGGTACGAGTGACTTTCATGGTACGTCTCCTTGGCGGGTTGTCCGACTCTCATAGAGCCAATGGCCCAACTTGTAAAGCAGTTTGTTCATCGCACTCAGACAGGGTATGAAAGAGACATGCAGACATTCCTTCCCGCTCCGAACTTTGCGTGCTCCGCAATGGTGCTCGACCGACAGCGTCTCGGCAAGCAGCGCCTCGAGTGCGTCCAGATCCTCAACGCAATACGCAACGGCGGCGGCTGGCGCAACCACCCTGCCGTCAGGATGTGGCGCGGGCACGAGGCGGCTCTCCAGCTGTACCACGACGTCATGGTCCGGGAGTGGGAGCGCCGGGGCTACGTCAACAACATGCCCCAGTTCCTCCCCCCGCCCGAGACGATCGTCATGCCGTCCTGGCTGGGGCGGGAGGACTTCCACGCCAGCCACCGGGCCGCGCTCCTGCTCAAGGATCCGCGCCACTATGCCCAGTTCGGCTGGACCGAGACTCCGGCCAACGCATACGTGTGGCCTGAGCCCTAGCGCCTGACGCCCCGCCAGAGTATGGTGACAGAACCCACCGAGGAGACCTGACTATGATGCACCTGTACATCCCGTCCCACATGCGCGCAACGGAGGCGAACGTCCGGATGGGGCCGCTGCTCCGTCTCTCGCCGGAGCTTCGCCGCCGCACACACTACGTCGTGCCCCACGGCCAGCTCGAGGCGTACGACCTCGTCCTGCGTGGTCTGGGCATCCCGACCTTCGACATTCTCGAGACTCCGGAGGGCATGCGCGGCATCGGGCCGACGCGCCACTGGATTGGCGAGCATGCCCAGTCCATCGGAGCCGACAAGTTCGTGATGATGGACGACGACATCGACTTCCTCGTTCGCAAGTCGGCCGACGACTGGCGGCTGGTCGCCCAGACCGAGGAGCAGACCGACGAGATGTTCCGCGAGATCGACCACTGGCTCGACACATACGCCTCTGTCGGCATCAGCAGCCGCGAGGGCAACAACCGGGCCGGGGTCGGCGGGCCGCGCGACGAGAACATGGTGGCCATCGCCACCCGCGTCATGCGCATGTTCGGCTGCCGGACGGCCGACTGGCTCGAGATGGAGCACGGTCGCGTCGAGGTCATGGAGGACTTCGACCTCCAGCTCCAGCTGCTCCGCGCCGGGCGCGGCAACTGCTGCCTCTTCTACTACGCCAACGGCCAGAAGATGACGAACATGCCCGGCGGCTGCTCGACCTATCGCAGCCACGAGGTCCAGGACACGGCGGCTCGTCGGCTCCAGGAGCTCCACGGAGATCGGCTCGTCCGCCTGCGCCAGAAGCAGAACAAGACGGACGCGGCGGGTCTCGGCACTCGGACCGAGGTGACCATCTTCTGGAAGAAGGCGGCAGGTCTCAAGTGATGGGCGGGGCCAGAGACGCTCTCGGGAGCGAGCACTTCCCGAGATGCCGCTGCTTCGCCGAGGGCGACGGAGAGATGCACGAGGTCATGTACGGACTGGCCGACGCCATGTCCCGCATGGTGCACATGAACGCCACCCTCAACGGCCTCTGCCCGTCGACTGCGCCATACCTCGTGGCGCTGGTCGCCCACATGATGACGGCCCGCTTCGCGGCGGACCTCGCCGCACAGGAGACCCCGGACGACGCCACCGAGCCGGTGCCGGGTCTCTTCAACACCAAGCTGCGGGAGATCCATCCCGCCCTGATCGAGCGCCTGAATGCCCTCATGGCCCGGTCGGAGAGAATTGCACTCGCAGGGCCGGGGACCGGAAGTGTTCAGTAGCATACAGGCAAGAAACGTCCAGGAGGCATACGTCCTCGGCAGCAGGCTCGTCCGAGAGCACGGTGTCCGCGAGGAGACCCGCAACGGCCCAGCCCTCGTGGTCCCGTGGCCAGTCGTCACGGTGTACGAGCGACCCGACGAGCGCGTCCTCCTGGACCCGGCCCGCGACGCCAACCCCTTCTTCCACCTGATGGAGAGCATCTGGATGCTGGCCGGGCGCAACGACGTCGCCAGCATCGGTCGCTTCCTCGGGACGCTGAAGAAGTACAGCGACGACGGAGAGATCTACCACGGTGCCTACGGCCACCGCTGGCGCGTCCACTTCGAGAGCTCCGACTTCGGTGGCCGCTACCTCGACCAGCTCGCCCGCATCATCGAGCTCCTCCGGGCCAATCCGGGCGACCGCCGCATTGTTCTGCAGATGTGGGACCCGACCTGGGACCTCGGCCGACAGGGTGCCGACTTTCCGTGCAACACCCAGATCTACTTCCGTGTTCGGCAGGACGCCGACGACTACTCGCGTCTCGACATGACGATCTGCAACCGCAGCAACGATGCGGTCTGGGGAGCCTACGGCGCGAACGCTGTCCACATGTCGGTGCTCCAGGAGTTCGTGGCTGCGGCATGCGGCCTCGCCCTCGGCCACATGTACCAGCTGAGCAACAACCTCCACGGATATCTCGAGACGATGGACCGGGTCGGGACGCCCGAGCCGCCGGTCCTCGTCACCTACGACCACGCCATGAGCCAGCGGACATGTCCGACGCTGTACGAGGGCGACCTCTCGCCGACGAGGATCTTTCGGCCCTCTCCGGAGATCCCGGTCGCCGAGATCTTCCGCCAGCTGGAGGCGTTCTGGGACGGGTCCGACAGCGTCGGCTCGCCGGGCGACCTCCGCGACTTCTTCACATTCGAGGGCATCACCACTCTGGTGCTGATGCGCGAGGCCCACGCGGCCCACAAGGCAAAGGACAAGGAACGTGCACTCAGCATTGCAGGAGACATCCCCGGACACGACTGGCGCCGAGCCTGCGTCGAGTGGCTCGAGCGGCGCTACAACAGCGCTGCATGATCTGGTTCGCGGAGACGCCCGGCTCGCCGGGGCCGTCAAGCGATACAGCACGTGGCCCGTTCTGGTCCAGCAGACCAACGCCGAGCACACGTGGCAGGTTCTCCGCATCCTCATGACCATCTGGCCGGACGCCCCCGCCCGTGCGGCCGAGTTCGCAGTCTTCCACGACAGTGGTGAGCTGGGGGCGGGGGACATCCCGTATCCGTACAAGGCCCGACACCCGGCCCTGAAGGAGATCATCAGCGCCCTCGAGGAGGAGTCCCTGTCCGATCAGGGCATTCGTCCCCAGTGGGTCGACGATGTCTGGCGCTGGAGGATCAAGACCGCCGACCTGATCGAGATGCTCGAGAAGGGGATGGAGGAGACTCTCATGGGCAACAAGTTCGGCATCCCCGTGGCGCTCGCCATGGACAGGGAGATCATGGCACGAGTCAGGGGCCACGCCGACGAGCCAGAGGTCACCAAGTATCTCCTCGACCGGTGGGCGCGATACAGAGCAGCGAAGGGAATGGAACTGTGACAGACATGCGATACATGAGCCACCTCGACGTGGTCGCCGCCGATGCGGTCGGCCTCATTCGTCTCAAGACCGAGACATACGGCGACAGCTGGAAGCGGAGGGGTGGCCCCGGCGCGTGGTTCACTGTTGTGCGGCCCCTGGATCGCCTCGAGGGCATCGTGTCTCGCCACGGCGGAGACATCTTCGCGGCGATCGAGGCAGACCCCACTGGACAGGACGGCTCGGCCCTTGCCTGCGTCCGCGACGTCATGAACTACATGATCCTCATCGAGGCCCACGCCCGCGCCGCCCTCGGCGTCGGTCCCCACGGCCCGGCCCGCCGGGCGGAGGAGCCTCTCGACCTCGCCCCGTATGCGTGGCCAGCGGAGGAGGACCCTCGTCCCGGAACACCCGACGACGGCGGGCACCACGCCCTCCAGCCGGAGGCATGCCCGCAGTGCGACACCCCGCTGAGCGAGCTGACCGGACGCTGGGAGCGCGGCGGCGAGGCCTACTGCTCGCAGGGGTGCGCCGACCGCGCCGCCCCGCCGCCTCCGCCCGTCGGTCGAGCGCCCGTGGAGAGCTCTGTGGACGCTGCCGAGGCCCCGGCCCCTACCGCCGCCCCGCCCGCGCCCCTGGAGGACCGTGTGAGGCTCTTCCGCACACGTGTTCTCGAGGTTGCGAGGGAGCTCGGGCTGGAGGCGGAGCTGGACTGATGGCGCGTCCCCAGTACGGAGTTGGACAGCACGACCTCTTCAAGCCGGACTCCGAGTGGCAGGCTCCGACGTCCCTTCCGGTGGTGCCGGACGGGGCATGGATTGCCATCGACACGGAGACGAACGACCGGGGCCTGCAGCGTGGCGTAGGGCCGGGCTGGGTCCACCGGGATGGCTGGCTCTGCGGAGTGTCGTGGGCGTGGGACGGTGGGTCGGGCTATGCCCCCATCCGCCATCCGGACACGCCCGCATGCTTCGACCACGACATCGTCGTCGCGTGGCTGGGGGATCTGTGCCGCCGATGCCACGTGGTCTTCCAGAACGGTCCGTACGACATGGGCTGGACGGGCATCCGCCCGATGCGGCCCCACGACACGCACACGATGGCGGTCCTCCTGGACGAGAACCGACCGGCCTACGACCTCGACTCAATCTGCGCGTGGCAGGGCATCGAGGGCAAGGACGAGGCCCTCCTCCGCGAGGCGGTGATCACCCACGGTGGCAACCCGAGACGCGTCAAGGAGTTCCTCTGGCAGCTGCCCGCCCGCTACGTCGGCCCCTACGCGGAGCAGGACGCTGTGGCGACCCTGGAGGCCGCGAGGCGCATGATCCCGCAGCTCGAGACCAACGGCCTGATGGCTGCGTACGATCTCGAGTGCGAGCTGACGCCACACGTTCTCGAGATGAGGACGCGCGGCATCCCCATCAGCATCGACCGGGCGGAGCAGAACCAGGAGCTTCTCCGTGGCCACGCCCGCCGGGAGCTGGCGGAGCTCAAGAGCAAGCTGAGCTCGCGCCGAGAGCTCACCATCGACGACGTCCGCTCGCCTCGCTGGCTCGAGCACACATTCACTGAGCTCGGCATCGCGTTCCCCCGCACTGCCAAGACCGAGCAGGGCAGCTTCGACAAGGAGTTTCTCGAGAACTGCGCCCACCCTGCCGCCCAGCACATCGCGCGGGCGCGGGCCTACCACGACGGAGCCGAGAAGTTCATCGGCACATACATTCTCGAGCACCTCGATCGGGGGAGGCTCCACGCGGAGATCCACCAGCTGAGGTCGGCCGACGGCGGGACGCGGACCTATCGCTTCTCGTACTCCAACCCTCCGCTCCAGCAGATGAACAGGCCGGAGCCGGACAAGGCCAACCCCGACCACAAGGACCACATCCCGGGATACGTCGACATCGGCACCATGATCCGGGAGTGCTTCGTGCCGGAGCGGGGCTGCGTCTGGTCCGCGCCCGACTACAGCCAGCAGGAGTATCGCCTCATCGTGCACTATGCCGCCCGGCTGGAGCTCAGGCGCTCCGAGGAGGCGGTCTCGTACTATCACGAGAACGAGAAGGCCGACTACCACAACCTCGTGGTCGAGATGACGGGCCTGACCCGGAAGCGGGCCAAGGACTGCAACTTCGCCAAGGCATTCGGGGCCGGGGTGCCAAAGTTCGCCCTGATGGCGGGCCTGTCCCTCGACGAGGCCCAGGAGATCATGCAGACGTACGACGAGAAGCTGCCGTTCGTCGCTGAGTTCGCCGCCAAGGCGAAGGGGATGGCGGACCGGAAGGGATACGTCCGCCTGCTCGACGGCAGGCGTCGCCGCTTCGACGACTGGGAGGCCAGCTGGATCCCCAAGGAGGAGTGGGAGGAGGGTCGCCGGGCCGGTCACCTGATGACGCCATGCAGCCTCGAGGAGGCCCACAAGAGGCAGTCCCTGGACGACCACCCGTGGCGGGGCAAGCGCCTCCGCCGGGCCGACACGCGGAAGGCCGGCAACTCGATCATTCAGGGCGGGGCCGCAGTGCAGACCAAGATGGCCCTGCTCGCGTGCGCGCGCGAGGGGCTGCTGCCGATGCTGCAGATGCACGACGAGCTCTGCTTCAGCTCCTCGTCGGAGCACGAGGCCGAGCGCCCGGCGGAGATCATGAGGGACGTCGTCCCCCTGCTCGTGCCGGTGCGCGTGGACAACGAGCACGGACCGGACTGGGGCCGCGCGAAGTACACCTACAGCGAGGCAGTCCGAATGGTGGAGAGAGGCCGGTGAGGCCCCTCTCCCTAGTCGACCGTGATGTATCCGTGCTCGCGATCCCACGTGATGTCGCGGATGGCGAGGCGGCGGGCGCGTCCCGACCGGATGACTGCGGCGACGTAGTCACCGACGGTCATGCCCGTCTTGTACATGCCGAAGCGGGCGTGGCTCTTGGAGCCGAGCGTCTTCGGGTTCTTCTCGACCATCACCGTGATGATGCGGGCGTCGCCCTCGCGACCGGGGGACCGGAGGGGTCCGACCGTGATCGTGTCGCCGTCGACGGTGAAGTCCATGCTGACCGCCTCCAGCGCGAGCTGGGTGCGCTTGACCGCTGTCGAGTGGTCGCTGAACTTGGTGACGTGGCGCTCAGCGACAGAGTTGTAGACGTCGGCGAGCTGGGCATTTGTCAGCGCATCGAGGCGCTGAGCGAGAGTCTTGGCCATGGCGGCACTCCTTGCAGTATGGCCGTGGGCGATGCTACCCACATGACGACTCTAGGCTCATGGTCGCGAGGAGTAAAGACAATTGCTCACGCTTGACCAGCTCACGACCGTCGTCAACCAGATCGGGGGCCGAATGACTCTCGCAGCCGTGGTGCACGGGCGCGCGAGCCGGGCCGACATTCGGCAGTGGGCGGAGGATCTCGCCTCCGCCTCGAGGGAGCTGCACAGAATAGCGGACGGGGGCATAGGCCGGTCGCCGGGGTCCACACGCTCCACAGACGCCCCTCCCCCGCCCCACGGAGACAGGTGATGGCAGGAAAGCCCGACGACGGCCTCAGGGCCATCTTCCACAGCAGGATGCCGCGCGTCCACTGGCAGGCGATCGAGCTCGGCGTGGTGGGGCGGGGGGTGCCCGACACCAACTTCTGCTGGCAGGGGGCCGAGGGCTGGATCGAGATGAAGGCGACGACCTCGCATGCCGTGGGGCTGGAGCCGGAGCAGGTGGGCTGGATCCTGAGGCGGATGCGGGCCGGGGGCCGGGTCTTCGTGGCCACTCGCCGCAGGCACGAGGGCGGGCCTCGGCTCGGCCCGGCGGTGGACGAGCTGTGGATGCACGAGGGGTGGGATGCTGCGGTCCTGAGGGCCGAGGGCCTGCTCGCCGCACCGCCGGTCCTCCACATGGAGGGAGGCCCCAGCCTCTGGGACTGGGACCTCGTTCAGTCGACCCTGACGGACTGGGTGATCGGGCGGCGCTAGTCGCCCCTCGCCTGCCGCACCATGCGGCGGGCCGTCATGACGCAGTTGATCATGGAGCGCCGGTCGCTCGCGGAGCCGGGGCACGTGACGATGCCCCGGAGGGTGCCGCCCCTGTCCTCCCAGAGGACGCGAGGGTGGCTCCTCCTGCGGTCGATGGCCACGTGCTCCACGCCCATCTCGACTAGGGCGTCGGCGACGGCTCCTGCCACATCCTGTCTTGCCATGCTGTGTCTCCTCGGCGGTGGGTGGCCGGGGCGCTGGCCCCGGCCCGGTGGTCAGAGGGTGATGCCGAGGCTGGCGGCATAGGCGACACCGGCGTCGGTGAACTGCACGAAGGTGCAGCCCTCGTCGCGGAAGGTGGTGATGAGGCCCTTCTTCTTGAGGTCGGCGATGTTGCCGCGAAGAGCCGCGTCGCTGCCGACGTTTCCGCCGAGCATCGGCTCGCCGCTCCAGTTGCCCGCGTCGTTGGCGAGGTCGCAGAACAGCTTGTAGCTGGTGGCGGTCAGGAGCTGGTCGGGGGTGCTGGTCGCCTCGGGCGAGAAGGCGGCTGCCTCGGCGGCGGTGCCTCGGAATGCCTTCTTGCCGCCGACGTACACAGTCACGGAGCCATCGGTGTTGGTGTGGAGTTGGATGCGGGTCTTGGTCATGGTGGGTCTCCTCAGCGGTGTTGACCCACTCTCCATACAGGCGACCCATGCAATTGTAAAGTGAAAAGCAGCAGGCCCCGCAACATTTCTGCCACGGGGCCTGCCGGGGCCTAGCCGATCAGGGTGATGGCCCTGTCCAGCGCGACCTCCTCCACCGCCTCATGCCCACCGGGGGCAGCGGACATGTGCGAGGCGATGGCCTCGTCGTCCGACTCCGGGTCGAAGAAGAGCGTCCGGGCGCAGAGGGGCGCAAAGCCCATCGTGCCGTCGTCCTGCTCGAAGGCGAAGTCCGACGTCCCGCGCATGCGAATGGCGTGAACTCTGTCGGTGTAGTGTGTCAAGTGATTCTCCTTCTCAGCGCCTCAGGGGCGTTGGGGACGCGATGCTGTCATGTGTGTCTCCTCTCGGCAGGGCTGTGACTATAGCCCCCGCCCCGCCACATGTAAACCCGTGGGCCGCTACGTCCTCCGGACCCAGCCGCCCTCGCGCCAGCGATAGTCGACGAGACCGGCGGCGATGTCGTCCTGTGTCCCGTGATCGATCTGATGGCCGGGGCAGTCGGTCGGGAGGGAGGCCTCGGCCCCGCCGCAGCGGACGCAGGAGGTCAGGCCCCCACGGCACACGTAGCAGCCCTCGCACTCCGGAGGACACCTGTAGAGCTTGTGCCTCGGGAAGTGGAGAACGAGCGCCCCGCTCGTGTACTGGTCGAAGCCATCGACGAAGAGAACGGTCACGGTCGGACCCTCGCTGCCAGCTCGGGGAACTTCCGGACGACTGTCTCGGTCACCGAGGCCTTGTAGATGTGGACGGTGTTCGCCCACCCGTCGCGGGCGATCTCTCCGATCTGCTCCTTGACGAAGACGGGGAACGGGCCGACGCTGTTGGAGCGCCAGCCAATGAAGACATGGCGAATGCCCTGCTCGCAGGTGAGCACCTCGCCCAGCTGCAGAGGAATGTCGTCCCATGCCCGGCGGGCGTCTGGCTTGCAGGTCATGTCCTCTTCCTCGCGATCTCCTCGAGCCTGCTGACGAGGGAGGCCCCGTCGCAGCTGGCCTGATCGAGGATGCGCTGCATCTGATCGACGGATCCCTGGATGTTGCGGGCTGCCTGGAGCATGTCGTCGGCTGCCGACTGCATCATGCGGGCTGCTCGGATGGCGTCTTCACTCATGCTGATGGATCCTCCTCGTGTCCGTGTACGTGATCCTCGAAGGCGTCGGCGTTGGCTCGCCACCAGTCGCTCGTCCACCTCATGGCGTCGACGGTGGCCGGGTCGTGGGGGTTGGCCGAGACGTCCCAGCCCGAGGAGAAGGCAACGTCGCCAGCCCTCGGGGCCTGACTCCGCGACCACGAGGCGCGAACGCCAGCGGCCCGGACCCGAGAGTACGACTTGACCTCGGCCCGACGAAGCGTGTCGCGATCCCCCGTGTGTCCAAGCTGGATCGGGTAGCGGAGGATCTCCCTCAGCTTCTGGACCAGCCGCTTCTCGGTGATGCTGTCGGGGACGCCGACCTCTACCACTGCTCGGATGACCTTAGCCACGGGGCGGCTCCGGCATTGGATGGAACCAGTCAGCCTGTCTGGGAGGACGTCCGTATGCGTCCGACCATCCGCCGGACACGTTCCAGTATCCGAGGCCTGATGCCCATGTCTGCTTGATGTCGTCCCAGTAGGCCCAGATGAACATCTGTCCCCTGATCGGCTCCCGCTGCCAGAGGTCGGACGGGAAGAGGCCCTCAGTCGTCATCGTCGTTCTCCATTGGCTCGGTCGCCTCGGCCCGCCAGCGGGCGGCGAGTACGAAGTCGGGAAGGGCCTCCTCCAGGTGGGAGAGGATCTGGCTGTACTTGTCCAGGTGCACGAGCCTGTGGGCGTGGCTCGTGAGGAGAGGCCCCACCTTCCGCTCGCAGTAGGCGCGGGCCTCGTGCTCGCTGTTGTGGAGAACTCCGTCTCTGGTCTGGACGCGGGTGACTCTTCTCATGGCTGGGCCTTCCCGATGCTGGCGTAGTACTCGGCGACCCGCCAGTCCACCGGGTCCGTGAGGGGTCGGCAGTACGGATCGCCATAGTAGCCAAGATTGGAGACGACGAGGTCCAGGATGGCGTCGGCCTCGAGCGGTGTGTCCCGACAGTCGCGAGCATGCTGAGCGTTCCCGGTCAGCCTGCCCTCGAACGTGTCGTTGCAGACGCGGTCCCAGTCAGACATCGGCCCGTCCTCCTGCTGCCACGTGCTGCCTCAGGGCGAGGCGGGCGAGGTGGCGACCGCGCCTGAGCGTGGGAGAGACGAAGGTCTCGCCGTGGAGCATCTGGCGCCAGACGCCGAGGCAGCGCCCGTACTGAGTCAGCGTGACCCTGTAGTGGTGTCCTCCATCGTCCACGATGTAGTTGACGTGCCCTGCCCGGCGGCGGGAGTTGACCGCGTGGACAATCTCCTCTGCCTCCTCGGGCGTGAAGCCTGAGCCCTGGACAAAGCTGCCCATGCCGACCAGCCACACCTTGTTGCAGGAGGGATGGCCGCAGTAGTCGGCGCAGCGCTCGGTGGTGATCTTCTGCCTGCTCACAGCGCCAGCCTCCCAGTCTCGCCCGGCTCGATGACGGTCTCCCGTCCGAGGACGTCGGCAATGGGGCAGCCGGGGCGGTGCCCGACGGCGCTGGAGACGAACTCACCGCTCGGCTCGCGGAGGCCTCCGCACCGGGGGCATGCGTCGTAGGGATGCCCATCGGAGCCAGAGCCGTGAGGCCCGGACCCCTGCCCGTGGCGGACACCACTCCACTCCATCTCGGCGACGAGAGCGAGTGCGCGAGAGCCTCCCCCGCCCATGTGGGCGAGGCGGGCCAGAGTGGCAGTCTCGTGGAAGGTGGCGACCATGCCGTCGCCGATGACTCCGCTGGGAGTCAGGCGCTCGGCGAGCTCGATGAGACGAAGAATGGGGTCAGCCATGAGAGAGCATCCTCGAGGTGCAGGTGCCGTCGCCCACCTGAGGAGCGAGGCTGACGGTGTTGCCGGCGGCGATGCCCTCGGCTGCGTGGTGGCCCGAGAGGTCGGACCCGGCGGAGCGCCGTCCCTTCTCCAGACCGAGCGTCTCCATGTGGCTCTCGACGAGCTCCAGCTCGGTCTTGTAGAGGGCGGGGAGGTTGCCGGAGCCAGCCTCCTCGGCGGCGCGGACGGTGGCGTGACCGGTGGCCGCTGCGGACTTCCTCTTGGCCTCTCGCTCCATCTCGCGGAGCCGGGCGGCGAGGCGCTCGCCGCAGCCACGGGCGAAGGGCAGCTGCTCGGCGCGGACTGAGCTGTACTCGCGCATCAGGCGAAGCGTCGTGCCGATCAGGTACTCGATCATGGACTCCGCGACGGCGGCATTGTGGGGCTTCCCGACGATGGTGATCCCCCAGCGGTAGGTCCAGGTCCCCTTCTTGTTCTGCTCGACGATGTGGTGGCGATAGATCTTGCAGAAGTAGAGCTCGGCGCATGCGCGGGCGATGCTCTTCCTCCAGGGATCGCAGTAGCGCCAGTTGAGCCTGACCTCCGAGACCGCCTCGCCCTGCTCTCCGGCGCTGCGCTCGATCGAGGCGAGGTCGAGGTTGTGGGTCTGCAGCATCTCGGCTGCCTTCGCGGCGAAGGCCGCAGCCTCGTGCTCGTTGTCGGTGCTCTTCGCCTTCGCCAGCAGGGCGCGGACTCGGCGGATGATTGTGTCCTCAGACATGGTGGTTCTCCTCGGCTAGGAGAGCTCACCATACACTCACCTCGGACGGAAGGCAACCCCATCTGTGAACTTTTCCAGCAGCCACGAGCTGGACTGCGTCTTGCCGCCGCCCACGGCCCACGCCACGGCGATGCCCAGCTCGGCGCACACTGCCTGCTCCGGGGTCGTGCCCACGGTCCGGTCGCCACCGTTGCAGAACACCACTGGACCACGCTCGAGGAGCGCCGGGGCCAGCGCCCGCAGGCTAGGGGCCACGGTCTCGTCGTCGTCCTGTGCACGATGCACAGCGGCCACACCACGGATGGCACCGACGACCGCCGCCCGCTCCTCCCACGGCATGAAGGCGCGGCCCTTCTTGCGCTCGAGCCACTCGTCCGTGTTCAGGATGACGTGGACCTCGCCGAGCTCTCCGGCCTCGAGGATCATGGCAACGTGGCCGGAGTGGATGGGGTCGAAGCCCCCAGAGACGATGGCGATCATGGGAGCTCCAGAACAGGATGCCACGGCTGCCCGATCCGAGGATAGGCGTCGCCGAGGTGGGTCACCGGGATGTGGGTGAAGAATGGGTGGCCATCGCTGACCTTGATGGCCACCTCGGTCGCAGTGATCTCGTGGTCGAAGACCGGGCAGAGCTCTGTCCCGGCCTCCTCGTCGACCACGTGCCAGCGATCACCCCTACGCTGCGGCCGAAACGTCATCCTGCTCCCCCGCCCTCGCGCGCCTCTGGTCGAAGGCGAACCACGTGTCCGTCCAGTTGCCCCGGCTCGATCCCTTCGAGTACTCGGTCGCCCGCGTCTCGAAGAAATTGGCGTGCTCGACGCCGGAGATCAGGGCAGGGAGCCACCCGAGGGGATTGTGCGCCATGTCGCCGAAGAGCGGGGGGAGCCGGAGCTGGCGGAGTCGCCAGTCCGCGATGAAGTGGATGTAGTGCTTGACCTCGCGAGCCGTGAGGCCCGGCACCGGCCCCATCTCGAAGGCGAGGTCGACGAAGGTCTCCTCGAGACGGACCTGCGTCGAGAAGCAGTCGAGAATGTCCTGCTCGACGGCCCGCGAGCGCCCGCCCATCTCGTGGGCGAGGGTGTTGTGCAGCTGGATGATCCCGTCGCAGTGGAGGCTCTCGTCGCGGATGGACCAGCTGACGATCTGGCCCATGCCCTTCATCCGGTTGTGGCGCGGGAAGTTCATCAGCATGGCGAACGAGGCGAAGAGGGACAGGCCCTCCGTCGCCCCGCCGAACATGGCCGTGGTCCGGAGGATGTCGTCCTCGCTGTCGACGCCGAAGGACCGCATGTAGTCCTGCTTCTCGCGCATCACCTCGTACTGCATGAAGGCCGAGAACTCCTCGTCCGGCATCCCGATCGTCTCGATCAGGAGGGCGTAGGCGAGGATGTGGATCGTCTCCATCGAGGAGAAGGCCGAGAGCATCATCTTGACCTCGGCCGGACCGAACACGCGGGCGTAGCGCCCCATGTAGCAGTCGTTCACCTCGACGTCGGACTGGGTGAAGAAGCGGAAGATGTGCGTCAGCAGGGACTTCTCGCTCGGCTCGAGGGACTGTGCCCAGTCCCTCACGTCCTCTGCCAGCGGAACCTCCTCCGGCACCCAGTGGATCTTGTGCTGCTGCTTGCAGTACTCGAGCGCCCACGGATATCGGATTGGCTTGTAGGTCAGGCTAGGCGTCAGCAGTCCCGGTCGTGTCGTCATTGAGTGCCCCCTCGGCAAGATCCTCGGCGCTGGCTACAGGAATGAACACGGGGCCGCCGAGTGCCGCCAGTGCCATCACGCGATACATCTCGGCCTCCTCGGGGCGCTCTCGCACCACGACCGGCCAGTCATCGGGGATGCGCTCCCCTCCGGACGCCTTGGCCATCTCGTGGCGGGCGACGGCATAGATGCCAGCGGCGGCTGCATCGATGCGCTCGGGGGTGTGGTCTCCGGAGAGGTCCTTGAGCTGCCCGACGCGGGCCAGTTCCTCCTGGAGGGCAATGAAGTGTCCGGCGAGGCGGTGGACGGCGGAGCCTCGTGCGGAGTGGATGCCTCCGAGGTCGTCGCCCAGCTTGCGGATGAACTTGACGGCGGTGATCTTCTCGGGGGGTCGGGCGGGTCGCGGCGGAATCAGTGGCTGGCCGTTGAGGCCGACAAGGGCTGGCTTCTCTGGTACGAGTACCATCGGCGGGTCTCCTGGACTTGTGGTTGAGCTGTGCCCCGGCTGGCGGGCCGGGGCACCTACCCTAGCGTCGACGGGCGTCAGGCGCTAGGGGTGGACACCTTCTCGAGAAGGGCTGCACCCTCCTCGGTCTGGGCGAAGCCGGCAAGGGCAGCGGCCAGCTTGGCTCCGCCCCGTGCGGAGAAGATCTCGCCGATGCTGGAGATGCCGGTGCCGACATCACCACCGGTCGCAATGACCCGGACGTCAGCGGTGGCGAGGGTCTTGGCCTGCTCCATGCCGACGTCGCGGCTGGCCTTGACCTGCTCGATGCTGACGAGATACTTCTGGTATCCGTCGTTGGCACCAATCTCCTTGGCCAGCGTGATCTGCGGAGAGACCTCGGCCTGGAGGATGGCAGTCTTGGCGGCACCCTCGGCCTCGCCCCGGACGCGGATCGCCTCGGCGTCCTTCTCGGCCTCTGCCAGCTTGCCCTCGGCCACGACCGTGAGGCGCTGCTTCTCGGCGTCGGCGGTCACGATCGTGACCTTCCGCTCCTGGTCGGCAGTGATCTCGGCCACCTGACGAGCGATCTCTGCAGCCTTGGTGTCCTGCACCTGCTTGACCGCCATCTCGCGCTCGGCAGTGGTCTGCGCCTGAGCAAGGATGTCCTGCTGGCTCTTCTCGCGGGCGATCCCGACCTCCTTCTCCTGCTCGGCCGTGCGCTGGCCGACCTGCTGGAGGGCGTCCTGGGCCTGGAGGTCGACCTGACGCTGGGCCTCGATCTCGCGCTCCTGGGCGGCGCGATTGTTCTCAGCGACGGCGGTCCGGCTCTCCATGTCGATGCGAGACTGCTCCTTGGCCATGATGTTGTGGATGACCTGTGAGCCCTGAGCGTCGCGGAGGTCCATGAACTCGATGTTCTTGACCGTGGTGACACCCCACTCGCGCAGCTGGGCGGTGACCTCGTCGGTGAAGGTCTTGCCGAGGTTGGCCCGGTCCTCCATGATCTCCTCCAGCTTGTGCTTGGCGAGCGTCACGCGGACCGCGCCCTGGAGAACGCCGATCAGCTGCTGGGTGAGCTCGGCGAAGTTCGCGACCCGGTGTGCCGCGATGCCGGAGTCCTCGATGCGGAAGAAGGCCATGATGTCGACCATGAAGGGCAGGCGACCATAGTCGTAGGCCGGATAGTCCTTGAGGGTGACGTCGAACACCGAGACCGGCAGCCGGGTGACGGTGACGCCGAGCAGCGGAAGAAAGGCGGGCCACTCGTAGTACACGTTGCCGGCAGTGCTGTCCTTGCCGTAGGACACGGTGCGCTTCTTGTACTGGACGATGTCGACCATGTTCGTCGGGACGACCCGGCGGAGAACGAAGGCGACGACGGTCGCCAGTGCCAGGAGGACGGCGACAGTGCCTCCTCCGATGAGGTAGATGCTCATGATGTGATGCTCCTATTGGTTTGGTGGTGTGGCTGGTGTCAGCCGAGAAGAACGCCCTCGGGATCCTCCTCAGTCTCCGTCTCCGGATCCCGGTCGAGGTCCAGAGGAAGATTGTGCCTGCTCTCGCGCAGGTCGGAGTTCGACTGGAGCAGGGCCGGGACGACCAGCTCGATCAGGCTCTCCATGTCCTCGCAGAGGAGCTCCAGGACCAGCGGGAGCACGGTCTGGGCGATCTCCCGCCGCCCCCTCCGGAGAAGGGGCCGGGCGACGTACAGCCGTCCGTCCTCGAGCATGGCGAGGCTGCCCTCGCGAACCTCGTCCTCCTCGACCAGCACCATCCTGATGCTGTCGAGCCGGAGGGAGTTGCCGGGGAAGACGTCGTCGAGGGCCTCCATTGCCGCGCCGAACTCGTCCTGCATGTAGCGACTGGTGGAGTAGCCGACGCCCTCCTCCTTGCTGCTGCGGATGGACTTGTGGAGGAGCTTGACAGCGCTCTCGTTGATGCTCTTCTTGAGCTCCTTGACCATCCGGGCATCCAGGACCACGTCGAGAAACTCGCGGGTCGGGTGGCGATTGGTCTCCATGTAGTCGATGCTGTGCTCGAAGCGGCCCTCGCCGGCAACCAGCACACGCTCCAGAGCCTCCTTGCTCTCGCACTCGAGCCAGAGGCGACGGATCTCGCCCATGGGATAGTAGAAGTGGGCGATGTTGCGGTCCTCGGAGAGGATCTGCTGGGAGAGGATGTTGTACGTGACGACCGACGGCTTCTGCAGCCGGTAGGCCCGGATGCCGCGATAGAAGAGATACTGGCTCTCGCCCTCGAGCACCTGGACCTGAGGCGTCTCCAGGAGGACCGGGCGGTCGCCGATGAACACCTGATCGCGCTCGGCCCACACCTCGTCCAGGGCATCCCAGCTGACCTCGAAGGTGGTCATGTCCTCCTGGGAGTAGCAGTCGACCTCGGCCTGCCAGAACGTGCCCTGCTCGTCGAGGGCGTTGCAGCCGAACTCCCGGAGAACCATCCACGGCTCCCAGTTCCGGCCCAGCTGGTCGGTGAAGCCCATCTCCTGTCCGTTCATGCAGACAATGCGGAACTGCTCGCCGCGAATGGTCTTCTCGACCAGCGTGAAGTCAAACGACTCCGTGCCCCGGTAGAGGACGACGCCTCCCCCGCCCCTGAGGACGGTGGCGATGGCGAACTTGAGGCCCGTGCCGAAGTGGCCGAATGCGCCGGGGTGGACCTTGACGTTCACGCCCATCGTGCGGACGGCGTCGAGGTCAATCAGTCCTGGGTTCTGGAATACGATCATGGCGGGTCTCCTTGGTGAGCAGGGCGTCGAGACTCTTCTCGAAGTCGCCCCAGTGGGTTGCGTCGTCGCTGTCGAGCCAGCGGCGGACAATGGTGGTGAGCTCTCTGGCAGAGAGGCAGCTGTCGGGCCACACGACGATGGGGACAGGCAGCGGCGGCGGGACGGCCCCGGTCGCGGCCTGCCTGATGGCCTCCTCGTGGATGTGGTGGAGCCGCCTCCAGAGGCTCTCGCTGATCTTGCTGAGGGCGCGGTACTGCTCCTCGATCGTGCGCATGACGAAGAGGCGACTCTGAGCCTCCTCAATGGTCTGGTGGGACGAGAGGATGTCGCGGCTCGACCCGTGGGAGGCCTCGTTGGTGTCCGGGAGGCGACCCCACCAGTGAGCCCTCTTCTCGGTGGTGATGCCATAGATCTGGACGTCCCCGAAGTTCCGGCGCACGAGGGCGTAGTAGCGGATCTTGGCGAGACCGCTCACAGGACGTCGCCCCGGCGGCTGTCGAGGAGGGTGTCCTCGATCTTGTAGCGAGTGACCTCGAGGCCGAGGTCGCGGATGATCTCGACCATGCGCCGGGTCTCCTCGGTGATGATAATGAGGCTGGCGCTCCGCGAGGAGAGAAAGGCAGCCGGGGTCGGGCCGTCGGTCTCCATGACGAAGGTGGACTGGCGCCAGACACCGCCGCCATAGGCGAGGAGGACCGTGAGCAGCTTCTGCTGGTGCTCCTCCAGGGGCGTCAGGGTGATGTGCGCCTCGTAGTAGAGGCGGCTCTGGTCCCAGCGGACACGGTGGGCGGAGAGGGTCCGGAGGAGATCCTCCTCGGTGCCTCCCTGTCCGCAGCTGGCGTCTCGCCAGCGGACGCCCTCCAGGAACGCCCGGTCGGCGGGCGAGAGTGTCTCGGTTGTGGTCACGGCGGGTCTCCTAGAACAGTCGGCGGAATATGTCTGCCCAGACCTCATACGCCTGAACATACTGAGTGGCAATGGCCGGTGTCGCGTCCCAGAGGGTCTGCGCGCCACGGACCTCATTCACGAGCAGCAGAAGGAGCATCCATGAGGACTGAGTACCCTGCCGCAACGGTGACCTCGAAGGCCAGATCGACCTCTCGCAGGCCGCACGGAGCCATGACAGACACCTGGACATGCTGCAGATCGCTGAGCCCATCAGGCCCCAGAGGAGCAAACATGAATCCAATCCGGAGGGGGCGGGGAGGCCCGCGCCAGAAGACCTCGCGGAGGCGCTGCCAGAATGGTGGGCGGACGTCGACACGAAGCGTCATCTCCTCTGTGTGCATCAGTACCCCCGCCCCCGCGTGAGCCAGCCCCACACCCCGGCGAGGACGAGACCGGCGACGAGCACGACGACGCCAGTGGTGGCGGCTGCCTCGAGAAGGCCGGTGGCTGCTGTGGTGATTCCTGTCGGGTCCATTGTGGGTCTCCTGTCTGTGGGTCGAATGCTACGCTCAGCGGGTCCGATGCGCTAGTCCCTCTCGGGCACCTCGCGGAGGAGGGCGGCACGGAGGGCTGTCCTCTCCAGCGAGAAGCTCTCGGTGGCGGTCCGGCCAACGCGGAGCGCGCCGCCCCTGCCGACGTAGTAGCAGTCGCCGCCCGGCTCCTTCTCGAAGGCCCGATACTTGCGGCTGCGGTGGGTGGTCTCCCTGTGCCCCCTCGCGATAAGAGCGGCGCAGAGGCGGTCTGAGATGGTGCGTCGTGCCATCAGTCGGTGCTCCGTGCGGAGGGGACAAATGCGGCCCCGAGGATGAGGACCATGGCGACGGCGAAGCCGACGCCCGGCGCGGGCTGGTGCTGCCCCTCGAGCCACATGACGGAGACGCCAGCGGCCACGAGGGCAGCGCGGATGAGCCAGACGCGCATCAGTCGCGACCGAAGCCGAGGGGCAGGTCGGCGCTGTCGGCGTCCTGCACGGTGCTGAGCGCGCCCTCGATGTCGAGGTCGCAGACGGTCTCCAGCTTCTCGCCGAGGGCGCTCTGCTGGAGGTTCTCGGGGAGGTTGTCCTTCCACTCAGTGAACTCCTCCTGGATGGACTGGAGCTCCTCGAGCGCGGAGACGGCGGCGGACGCGGCCTCGGACCAGCGCTGGGTGCGGCTCTTGGGCTTCACCTTCCGAGGCTTGGGGGCCGGGGCGCTCTGGCCGGAGAGGTGCTCCACGATCTGGGCGAGGGTGCCCTTGAGCACCTTCTTGCCGCCGATGTAGAGCGTGATGCTGCCGTCGGCGTTGGCGGAGAGGTCGGTCTTGGTGGTCATGTCGGGTCTCCTCAGAGCTTGGACACGGAGCCGTCGCGGCGAACGCGATAGAGCTCGGTGCGGTAGTCGGTGCGGGGGCTGCCGGTGGGCGCGTCGCGGAGGACGGTGCGGTGGGCAACGATGGTGTCGCCGTCGCGCGACCACTGGTAGGCGGCGACGGTGAGGATGCCCATCCCCAGCTGGGAGGGCGTCACGGGAAGGCCGCGCTCGATCTTGGAGAGAACTGCGGTCTGCTCGGCGGTGGGCTTCATGTCTGGTCTCCTTGGCGGGTCGATGCGTGCAATCATGGACCCACCCGCCAAGGATGTAAAGAGAATTGTTCAGTCTCGGTGGTAGTCGTCCTCGATGCGCTCAATGTCGCCCTCGTCGCACCGACCAGTCTGGACCTCGATCAGGACGAGGTCGCTGTCCTGGTGGGCCTCGATCCGGTGGATCTGGCCCCTCGGCACATGCATGATGTCGCCGACCGTGACACCGTGCGCCCGGCTCCCGAGCACGAAGCGCCCGCGCCCGGCGACGACCGTCCAGCTCTCGGCCCGGCCCCGGTGGCGCTGGAGGCTGGTCCGGTTCATGGCCCGGACGACGATGCGCTTGACCACGTGGCCGGGGCCGACGGCGACCACCTCCCAAGTGCCCCACGGTCGGTTCTCGCGTGATCCCACTGAGTACTCCATCAGCGGTGCTCCACGTGGAGCCGGGCGCGGACGGCTGCGTCCTTGGCCTCGAGCAGCTTGCGCAGGGCCACGGTCCGCTCGGAGTTGCGAGGGAGCTCGCGGATGATGCGCTGGGCTGCGTGGTGGAACATCTGGCTCACCGCCTGCAGGTGCTCGGGCAGGTGGCTGTAGCGGAAGAACTGGAAGATGGCCTCCTGCCGCTCCAGCAGGTACTGCTCGACCGTGATCCCGGCCCTCTCGGCCTGCTCGCGGAAGTGCTGCGCTGCCTGCTCCTCGCGCGCGTCGTCGTGGTGTCCCATGGTCTCAGTCTCCTGCGAGGTGGGCGGTGCGGCGGCGATCCAGCTCGCGCCGGGCGTTCCACTTGAGGTCGGCCTCCATGTCCGCCTGCCGGAGCATCCAGTCGAGGAAGCCCCACTCGACGTCGGCCCACGGGCGTCCCCGGAACTTGCCGATCGGGCAGGTGGGCAGGAGGCGCGGCTCGGCCGACCACGCGACGAGGTCGGCCACGGTCAGGCCCCGCTCGGATGCCTCGTGGAGGATCCTGGACAGGATGAGAGACGTCACGATGGCGTCGGGGCGGGCACGGTGCGCCGGGTGGTGGTCGGGGCTGTCAGGGATCCCCAGCTCGTACTTGAGCGCAGTGTTGGAGTGGCTCGGGGCGTGGGGCCAGAGGCGCAGGGCGATCTTGTACGTGCAGATCCACGGCTCCTCATAGCGGAGCCACTGCTGCTCGAACTCTGCGTTGTGGGCGACGACATAGTCGGCGTCGTGGCGATCGGCCCAGTCGTGGAAGTCGAACGGCTCGAGACCGGAGAGGCTCGCCGGATCGATGTGGTGTATTGCCCGATTGGCGGACGTCATGACCTGCCCATCGGGGATGCCGAAGAGCTCCTCGCCGCTCAGCTCGCCGAACACGTGGCGGGTGCGACTGGGGTCGTGGTCGTCGACCGTGAGCGAGTGCCAGCCGAGCTCAATCAGCGCGGCTGGTGGGGCCATGTCCAGCGTCTCAGTGTCCACCACCAGAAATGTCGTCGTCAACGTCTGTCTCCTCAAGAATGCGGCAGAACCTCTCGACCACCTGCGCGACACGGACGGTCGCCTCGGTCATCAGTCGGAGGCTCTCCGCCAGTGTGTGAATTGCCTCGACCCGGTCGAGGGGGTGTCGGTCTGGGTCCGCCTGCTCGATGGCACGGACGACGTCCTCGTCAGCGGTCATGGCGCCATCCTCCAGAAGCCCCAGCTGCACTGGCCAGTCCTGCGGTCGAGAGTGCACAGGTGGACCTCGCTGGGGGTGGCCCGCTCCTCGCACCTGCGGAGGGCGTCGTCCTCCCGGAGGCAGTAGAGCGGGGGGTGGCCCGGCGTGAGGACCATGTGGGTGGCGCGGAACGTCCGGACGCGAGGAGGGCAGATCGCGTCGGCTGCCTCGCGCATGTCGGGGCGCTGCATGCTGAGTGCCGCCTGCCGGAGGAGGGACGCTGCCAGCTCGAGGGCCTCCTGTGGGGGTGTGGTCTCATCGGCCAACGACCGGCTCCCACGGGGAGGGGGACTCCACGCAGCAGCACCGGAACGCCTCCATGTCGACCTCCTCGTCGCACCGACGACAGTGCCACCGGGTCACGGGGACACGGACGGGGCGCGGGCGGAAGCGCCACACGAGGACGAGCCACGCGATGTTGGCGAGGGCGAGGAGGACACCGGCGGCGGCTGACGCCCACTGGCCGAGGGCCGGATAGTAGAGGACATTCCAGATGCCCCACGTGGTGAAGAAGACGGTCGGTGCCCAGTGGACCCCGGCGATGCGGCGGTCGCGGAGGAGGGCGCGGACGTTGAGGAGGACGACGAGAGCGCCGATCGTCTCGAAGACGGCATTGGTGGCGTCCATCCACATCACCGACGGACCCTCGCGATGAGGGAGAGGACGACGAGGCCGACCATGACGACCACGGCCACCTGAGCGGCGGGGTGGAGGGAGGCCAGCGCCATCACGAGAGCACCGCCCGGCCAACTGCGGTCCAGAAGGCGGCGAGTGCCGCGATCGTGCAGATCCAGAAGATGGTGCGGAACCAGTCGATGCGTGGTCGCGGCGGCGGTGGTCGTGTCATGGTGGCTCCCTCGGCGTGTCGATCCACCTTAGCGTGAGCCGTGCGGAGGCGCTAGTGGCTCGCGCCGGAGCCACGCCTCGAGCTCGGCCACCGTGCGGGCCTCGCGGACGATGGTGCCCTGGACGAGGCCCGTGGCGAGGTCCAGGAGACGATAGTCGCGGAGGAGGGTGGCCTCGCCCGACGGGAAGACCAAGAGGTGGTGGCCCGGAGGAGGGGTGGTCACGACTCCTCGTCGACGATGCGGATGAAGCCCCGCTCCTGGTCCCACTGGAGCGCGGCGCGGGTGCCGCCCGAGGCGAGGTAGGCGGCGACGGTCTGTCCGTCCCTGTAGAGACGCCACAGGTCGGCACTCTTGGTGCCCGCCCGCTTGGGGCACTCGGTCGCGAGGACGCGGATGATGCGACTGTCGACGAGCACCTCGCGTGGGTGGATCGTGGCGACGACGGGACGAGCGGCCCTCTCGGCCTCCCAGATCTCGGTCGGGGTGCGGCGGTCGATGGGCTTCATGATGAGGCGCTCGGTGGCGCTGATGGCGACGGGGTCGGTGGACCTCCACATCCCCATGACGACCTCGGCCTGCGAGATGTGCTCGCTCAGGCAGTACTGGAGCAGCTGCTCTCCGTCGAAGTCCTCGAGGTCGGCGAGGTCGGGATGGGCGGGCATGAGGCCCATGATGCAGGCATCGACCTCGTCGGTCGTGAGGCTGCGGAATGCGTCGTGGTATCTCGGATGTATCATGGCGGGTTCCCCTTCTGCAGATCGGCCATCGGTCGGCGGACCGTGGTCTCGGCAGGCGCCACCATAGGGGCAGTGATTCTGCGTGTAAAGCCCCCTTGTGATGGGCTGATTAAAAACAACGCGCCGGGGGCTTTACGTGGGGCGTGGGCCGAGGTATCCAGGGGGCTGACGCGGTTGAGCCCAGCTCCTGCGTCGGCGGTGACCTCGGTCACTGGGAGTCGGAGGGGCGTGTCTCCTCGGCGGGTTTCCCGTCTCTCCGGCTCCCTTAGTCGCCCCGGCGATATTGGCGATATTGATCGCTATTGAAGCCACAGTCCTGTTCAATAGGCTCTAAGCCCTCGGTCCACCGGGGTTTTTGTCGTGTCCTATCGGTCCCTTACGCGCGCCCGCGTAGGGGGCGGTGTGGTGTGGTTTTTCGAGCGTCTGAGATCAATAGTTTCAATAGTGCGAGGTGTAAGTCCCCGGAAAACCACGGTAAAGAGGCTATTGAAGAGGCGCTGGAGTTCAATATCCAGTCAATAGTGATGGTCGGGAAGCAATAGTGGTGAGCTGTCAAGTCAATGTGGACTTTAGAAGCGTGTGCGGGGGGACGAAGATATCGCTTTACTTCGAGCGTGGTGCGCGGTACTGTGGGTCCGTGGTTCAGGCCCATATGGTTTGGGTCGCTGGGAGTCATCCTCTCTGACGTGGGGTCGGGTCGATGTGTCTCCAGGTCTGACGGACGGGGGTTTTTCGACACGGTGTCTTCTGCAGCTGCTTCGAGGAAGGGCACACCGGGCCGTCCTGCCGGTATCCCGAACAGGGACAAGGCAGAGCTGCGCGCCCTCCTGCAGGAGAAGGTGCACGAGTTCACCGAGCTGCGGATGCGCCAGGACGAGGCAGACGGCGTCCCCCCGGAACAGCGACAGCAGATCGTCGAGGACTACGACCCGGTCGTGGCCCTTGCGCTCGTGGCCGTTGACCGCCGCTCCACCATCGAGAACCGCATCCGATGCAACGCGGAGGTCGCCCAGTATGTCCGGCCCAAGCTCAAGAGCGTCGAGGTCACGGCAGATCCCGAGGCACTCGAGACACTGGAGCAGCGCCGCGAGCTGAGCGAGCGCCTCGTCGGCCTCCTCGAGATGGCCGCCAAGGCCAAGAAGGAGAAGGCCCCGCGCAAGAACGCTCCTCCTCCTCCGGCCGAGGGAGACGAGGCATGACCATGCCCTGCCCCAGCCAGCGCAACGCGACCATGGCCGTCCAGCTCGAGCACAAGTGCCGCTGGGAGGTCCGTCCGTACGATGGCGGACCGTACAGGAACACATTCCGCACCTGCAGCTACTGCGGGAGCATGCACCCAGAGGACCTCATCTCCTTCGTGCGCGAGGGCCGGGCGCGTCTCGAGGGAACGACCAAGAACTACAAGTTCTATGTCCGCGTCCCCAACCCCATCGCCGGGCAGACCTGCCGCATCGGCTCCAGCTCCGGACGCGTGTTCCCTGTCCGGGCGACCCCCAAGGGGGTGATCGCCCGCCTCCTTGCGGAGCACGACATGCCGGAGCGCCTCGGTCGCCCGACCATGCTCGAGCGCATCCGCAACCACTACAGTCGTCCCACGATGGGCGATGCACCGGACATGGTGCACGCCAAGTTCTACACGTGGCACCTCTCCGAGGACCAGAGGCTCGAGCTGCTCGCCCTGATCCGCGCACCGGAGGAGGCCGAGTGACGAACTTCGGAACCTCTCTCATCTCCAACCTGCAGGTCCAGAGCGAGATCATGCAGCTCCCTCTGAGCGATCTCGAGGCGTACACCTATCGCCTCGACTGGCTCACCAGCGGGCGCGCTGACCAGATGCCGCCGGACGAGGACGACGAGAGCTGGTTCTTCTGGCTCATGATGGCCGGTCGCGGCTCGGGCAAGACCCGCGCCGGGGCCGAGGACGCGTGGTGGTACGGACACACCAACCGGGGCATTCGCTATGCCGTGGTCGGCCCGACCAACAGCGACTGCCGCAAGACATGCTTCGAGGGCGAGTCGGGCCTGCTGGCACGCGTCCCCCCGCACCTCGTCGCGAACTGGAACCGGGGCGAGATGGTCCTGACCCTCACCAACGGGACGATCTATCAGGGCTACTCGGCAGACGAGCCCGATCGTCTTCGCGGTCCGCAGCACCACCGGGCGTGGTGCGACGAGCTTGCAGCATGGAGGTATCTCGATGACACCCTCGACAACCTGCTCATGGGACTCCGTCTTGGCGAGATGCCGCGCATTGTGGCGACCACAACTCCACGCCCCCTGAAGCGTCTCAAGGAGATCGTTGCCGACAGCACCACGTGGGTCGACACGGTCTCCACATACGCGAACCTCGACAACCTGCCGAAGATCTTCGTCCAGAAGATCCTGAAGCGGTACGAGGGAACGCGCCTCGGTCGCCAGGAGCTCAACGCCGAGATCCTGACCGACAATCCGGGGGCGCTCTGGCAGCGGGTCAAGCTCGACGAGACCCGCATCCTCGCGCGTCCCTCCAGGGGGACCATTCTGCTCGACACGGGCGAGGTGGTCTCCCTCCAGCGCATCGTGGTCGGCGTCGATCCCGCATCGGGCGGTCTCGGCGAGGACGACCCCACTGCGGACAACACTGGCGACGAGGTCGGGATCGTGGTCGTTGGCCTCGGCGACGACGGGCGGGGCTATGTCCTCGCCGACATGACCGTGGCCGGTGCCACGCCCGCCGAGTGGGGCGAGGCAGTGGTCATGGCCTACGACGACCATCGCGCGGATCGCGTCATCTACGAGGCCAATCAGGGCGGCGAGATGGTCCGCCACACCGTCGTGTCCGCAGCGCGCTCCATGCGCGAGCAGGGCAAGCGGTCGGTGGACTTCGTGCCCACTGAGGCAGTCTGGGCATCGCGCGGCAAGGTCACGCGCGCCGAGCCGGTGAGCGCCCTGTACGAGCAGGGCCGGGTGTCCCACTGCGGATGCCACGCCACCCTCGAGGACCAGATGTGCGAGTTCACCTCGAACTTCGACCGGAAGCGGATGGGCTACAGCCCGGACCGCGTGGACGCACTCGTGTGGGCAGTGACCCACCTCATGCTCAACGACGACGCCGGGACCAATGTCCAGGACTACTATCGCCAGCAGTCGAACGCCCACAGGAGGGCACTGGAGGCCCGCGAGGGCACCGCCCTGACCGCCGCCCACACGGGCGAGATGGTCGCTCTGGTGCCGCCCGAGGGGACGTCGAACGCATTCGGCATCAAGGGTCACATGTACACGGTCGGGGCCGACGGACTCATGCTCGTTCACGCAGAGGACGCGATCCACATGATCAAGAATGGCTACGCGCCCGCAGAGGAGACTGAGCAGTAATGGGCCTGATCTCCACCATCGCCAAGGCACTCGGAGGGCAGGACCGCGCTCGCGCCGGGGGCGGGACCGTCGTCCCTCTCGAGATCCCTGCTCAGGCACCGCCGCCCGAGCCTGGACAGGTCGAGGGCTGGTTCGGTCCGGGCCAGATCCCCACGCCCAGCGCCCCGGCGGATGTTGCCGGTCGTCGCTTCGACTATCCCGTCGGCGTCAACATGCTCCAGCGCCCACGGGTGTACGAGCCTGTCGGCTTTGGCGAGCTCCGTGCCCTCTCGGATGGGTACGACCTCCTGCGCCTCGTGATCGAGACCCGCAAGGACCAGCTCGCTCGTCTCAACTTCAACTTCCAGCCTCGCGACCCGAAGATGAAGATGGACAGGAACACCGACCTCGCCGAGCGCGCGAAGAAGTACCAGGATCTGTTCCGCCGTCCCGACCGCGACCTCTTCTGGGGCGACTGGATCCGGAACGTCATGGAGGATCTCCTCGTCATCGACGCGCCGACGATCCATGTCCGCCGGACCCTCGGCGGCGAGGTCTACTCCCTCGACCAGCTGGACGGCGCGACCATCAAGCGGATCGTGGACGACGGGGGCCGGACGCCCGAGCCGCCGTTCGCCGCGTACCAGCAGGTGCTCAAGGGCCTGCCCGCCGTGAACTACAGCAAGGCGGACCTGATCTACCGCCCGCGCAACCTTCGCGTGCACAAGCTCTATGGCTTCTCGCCCGTCGAGCAGGTCATCATGACCGTCAACATCGCCCTCCGTCGGCAGATGTGGCAGCTCGCCTACTTCACCCACGGGAACATTCCGGACAGCCTCATCGGCGTCCCGAGCACGTGGACCCCGGACCAGATCAAGCAGTTCCAGGACTGGTTCGACAGCCTCCTCCAGGGCAACACCCAGGAGCGCCGCTCCGCTCGCTTCGTGCCGGGCGAGGTGGCCAAGTCCTACGTCCCCACCAAGGAGGCCGAGATCTTCGGTGCGGCCGAGGAGTGGATGGCGCGTGTCATCTGCTTCTGCTTCGGGATCAGCCATCAGGCGCTCGTCAAGGAGGTCAACCGGGCCACCGCCGACACCGCCAAGGAGCAGGCGATCACGGACGGCATGGCGCCGATCATGAACTGGATCAAGGGGATGATCGACAGCATCCTCATCGACCAGTTCGGAGAGACAGAGCTCGAGTTCAGCTGGCTCGACGACAAGGAGCTGGATCCCAAGGTCCAGTCCGAGATCCACACGGCCCAGCTTGGCAAGATCAAGTCCATCAACCAGATCCGCGACGACCTCGGCCTCGACCCCGATCCGTCGCCCGAGGCAGACATGCTCGGGACATGGTCCGCCGATGGGACGTTCGTGCCCCTCTCCGTGGATGCGGCCATCGAGCTCAAGCAGAAGATGCAGGACGCGTTCCCCCCGCCCCCGGCCCTCGCGCCCTTCGCAGGTGGCGACGGCGAGGAGATCCCCGAGGACGAGGAAGACGACGAGAACAAGCCCTCCGCTGGAGTGGCGGCGACTGCGGGGGGAGAGGACGGCAGTGTCGCGAGTGATGCCGCGAAGCTGTCGTCCGCCTCCCTCGCAAAGGCTGGCCGGATCGTGCCTCCCGTCTCGCCCCTCCGTCCCGCAGCGAAGCGCATCCGTCGCTCGCTGCAGAACACCATCTCGGGCGTCCTCGAGGCGACCGGGGCATCGGTCGCTGAGCAGGTCCGCTCGGCCCTGACCGAGAGCGGTGTCCGCAAGGCCGACGAGCCTGACCTGTCGGCAATGTCCGACGACGAGATCGACGCCCTCCTCGCGCGACTGATGGGGCAGCTCGATCTCTCGGAGATGGACACCCTGATCGACGCCACTCGCGCGGACCTCGAGGCGATCGCCCTCGACACCGGGCGCGTGGTCCTCGGGCAGCTGGGCGTCCTCGACCGCGAGGATCTGTTCGACCGCGTGAGCGAGCGGGCGGTGAGCTACGCCACTGAGCGGTCGGCCGAGCTCGTTGGCAAGCGCGTCCTCGAGGACGGCACCATCATCGACAATCCCGATCCGCGCTGGGCCATCGACCAGACGACCCGCGACATGGTCCGCGACACGATCTCCGGTGGTCTCCGCGACAACATCGGCTCCGACGCCATCATCGAGGCACTCGTCGAGGGCTACGCCTTCTCCGACGAGCGGGCCGAGATGATCAGCCGGACCGAGATCGCCATGGCCAACTCCGACTCCGCGATGGTCTCCTACCAGGAGGCCCGCGCCGACGGGGTCGAGCTGAAGAAGCAGTGGATCCTCGGACCCGACCCGTGCCCCGTGTGCGAGGAGAACGCCGAGGCCGGTGCAATCGATCTTGACGACGACTTCCCCAGCGGAGATGACAACACCCCTGCCCACCCGAACTGCGAGTGCGCCGTTGTCGCCATCGTCGAGGGCGAGGACGGAACAGTCGAGGAGACAGAGGAATGAGCAAGAAGACAGCCACGGATCCGACCCTGAGTCGGCTCTTCATCCCGATCACCAAGGTCGACGAGGAGCAGCGCCTCGTCTATGGTCAGATGACGGCAGAGGCAGAGGACAGCGCCGGAGAGATCTGGGACTACGAGAAGTCGAAGCCCTACTTCGAGCAGTGGTCCGCGAACGCGGAGAAGACGTCCGGCGGCAAGTCGCTGGGCAACCTCCGCTCCATGCACCAGCCGATCGCCGCAGGCAAGCTGACCCAGTTCGTTCTCGACGACGAGAGCAAGTCGGTCATGATCTGCGGCAAGGTCGTCGACGACACCGAGTGGCAGAAGGTTCTCGAGGGGGTCTACACCGGCTTCTCTCAGGGCGGGCGCTACGTCCAGCGCTGGAAGGATCCCGATGATCCGAAGAAGACCCGCTATGCGTCCGACCCGGTCGAGGTCAGTCTGGTCGATCTGCCGTGTCTGCCCACGGCAACATTCGAGTACGTCAAGGCAGACGGCAGCACGGAGCTGCGCAAGTTCAACACCACCAAGGAGACAACCATGTACGAGCCCACCAATGAGGAGGTGGCAGCTCGTGCCACCGCGATGGCCAAGGCAGCAGGCACCCCTGCTCTCTGGGCCGATCACATCGAGGCAGCGACGCAGGCCCTGAAGGCGGAGCACGCTGCTGGAGCCGACGCCCCGGCGGCGGACCCCGCGCCCGACGCCCCGGCTGACGACGCGTCCACCGAGACTGTGGCGGCTGCCACGGACGACGCCAATAAGGCGAAGGGCGCGAAGGATCCTGCCGGCAGCGAGGCCGACGAGGAGGACGACGGCGAGGGCACCGACGACGGCGACGAGGAGAACGACGAGGAGACCGAGGAGGCCGACGATGCCGAGAAGAAGGAGAAGGCCAAGAAGGCCGCTCGCGACTCCCTCGTGCAGGTGTGGCTGACCCCGGACGGCCAGAAGTTCGCCAAGGCCGCTGACGCGGTCGCTCACATCGTCGGCGACACGGACGCCCCCCCGCTCTCGCCTGTTCAGGCTGCCCTCAAGGCGGCTCAGGCTGCGGCGAGCGGGGTGAGCGGTCCCGTCATGGTCAAGTTCGAGGCAGACGATCGCCTGCCCGTCGCCAAGGCAGCCCTCGAGGCTCTCGTGGAGAAGGGCCTCTGGACCGCGAGCCGTGCGCTCGACGTTCTGGACTCGGTCATCTCCATCCAGTGCTCGGCCGCGTGGGAGGCGGAGTACGAGGAGGACGGCTCGTCTGTTCCCTCGATGCTCGCCGATGCGGCTCAGGCCCTTGGTGCCGCGACCCTCGCCCTGTGCGAGGAGGAGATCGCCGAGGCCCTCGCGCACATGGTGTCCGAGGATCCGAATGCCGAGATCATCGTGGACATCATCGAGGCGGGCGCTGCGGCCGACTTCGTCAAGGGCGTCCTCGGCAACACCGAGCTGATGAAGGTCGGTGCCCGGAATGCCCGGAAGGATGCCGAGCGCATCCAGAAGATCCACGACAACAGTGTTGAGCTCGGAGCCGAGTGCGGCGACGAGGATGCGGCCAAGCTGGCAAAGCGGGCCGAGACGGATCCTGTGCTGAAGAGCCTGCTCGATGAGCGGGATGTTCTGAAGACTCAGGTCACGGAGGCTGTCGACGGAATTGGTGAGCTCACCAAGACCATCACCTCCATGAAGGAGGAGATCGTTGCTCTCAAGGCGACGCCTGCTCCGATGGCACCGCGCACCAGCGTGGTTGGGAAGACTGCGGACAGCGCCCCCGAGGGTGCCGTTCGTGTTGACAAGGCAGCAGCCGAGACGATGGTGTCCGACATGATGAAGACCGCAGAGGGCCGGGCCATGCTCGCCGACGCGGCCATTCGTGCGGCGCAGGAGAACGGTGTTACGCGATAAGGACCGGCGACGGCCCACCCCCCCCGGCGAGCGGCGACGTGAGCCACCCGAGTGAAAACGAATATGAGTGGGCGCGGCCCACAGAAAGGAAGTCAAAGTGGACAACATTGCAGAACTGATGGATGCCCTCCGCAAGTCCGAGCGCATCCCTGATCCTCGCCTCCCGGACGCTCTGGCGAAGAGCACCTTCTCGCAGAGCGGGTCGGCCACCTCTGGCCTGACGTTCTACGACCTCGAGGCCGGGGCGAAGTTCCTCTATCCGGTGCTCACCCCGCTCCGCAACGCGATCCCTCGCGTGTCGGGTCGCGGCGGCATCCAGGCCAACTGGCGCGCGGTGACGGGCGTCAACACCACCAACATGCAGGTCGGCGTGTCCGGCGGCAATCGCGGTGGCGTGCAGGCGGTCAGCACGGCTGACTACACTGCGGCCTACAAGGGCATCGGCCTGGAGACCAACGTCGACTTCGAGGCGCAGTACGCTGCACAGAACCTCATCGACGTCCGCGCGGTCGCTGGCCGCACCGGCCTCGAGGCGCTCATGCTGCAGGAGGAGCTGCTGCTCTTCGGCGGCAACGGCACCCTCGCCCTCGGCGTGACCCCGACCCCGTCGCTCGTCAGCTCGACGACTGGCGGCTCCATCGCAACCGGCACGACCTACTCGGTCATCTGCGTCGCTCTGACCCTCGCGGGCTACCTGAGCGCGACGATTGCCGGCGGCATCCCGACCTCGATCACGCGGACCAACGCTGACGGCTCGTCCGACACCTACGGTGGCGGCTCGGCCAACAAGTCGGCCTCGGCCACGACCACGATCG